TCAGGCGTCAGCAGTGTTGCCATTATCGTTACCTCCTTCCACCAAAGTCTTTACGGCCTGGTTATTCTCCAGCATCTTCCGCATTTCATCCAAAGCATCATCTACCATGTCAGAAAACAGCTCAAAGGACACTGCCCGAACCAGCCAAGGGAACCGCACCACAAAAAGGTCGTACACCTGCCGGAGCTTCAGCCGCCCTGTACCGCCTCCCAATTCCTGCTCTGCTCTGGTCACAGCCCACAGCAGCCATTCCCGCACTTTGGCAAGCTGGGTTTCCCGGGGAAGCCACAGAAAACGATAGACAGCGATACCCGCCGCCCCCAGAATGGCCGCCACGGCCAAAAGGATATACCAGTTATTCAGAATCCAGTTCATTGTCTATTTCCTCCAGTTCATTCATTGGTTGGATGGGATTCCCATCCGCGTCCAAGTTATGCCGGTTCCGGCTGATCTTCTCGGTGGCACTCTTGGCGGCATAAGTCACAAGGTAGCCGATGCACCCGGTGAAGATAGTGGTGGTGATCCCCTCTGCTGGGTCTTTGCCAAAGGCTGCCAGCGTGTAGGATGCCATCGCCGCTGCCGTTGCGATGATGACGCACCACGCCGCCAATTTCTTGCTAAACTCCCAGGGGCGCTTTTTCTTCTTCATTCTCACCGCTTCCCTCACAAGAAATCATTCTTTTTCAGCCGTTCCTTGTAGACATCCCGGACATTATCAATGGCGATAACGGCCCGATTGTTCGGGTACTCCGGGTGGCTCCGGCAATACTCCTCATAGGCGTCGATCTCCGCCAGAATTTCAACAAACTCCTCCTTGGTGTGCTTGAGGTTCCGAACCAGTTCATTGTTGAAATGCAGTATCCTTGTCCGGTTCCCATCGGCAGCCCGCTGGTCATCTACGGTAATGTGCTTATCCAGCCGCTTTTCCACCTCCCCCAGCTTCGCCAGCACATCGGCGTTGATTGCCTTTCCAATGGCTTTCGCAAGCCAGCTCCAAGGGTCCAGTTTCACAGGAGTGATCTGGATGACAGTCATAGCCGCCAGAACCAGCCCGCCCCCGCCTGCAAATAATTCTAAAACACTCACATTTTCGCACCTCCAATGGTAATTACTGATTTCATGCTGGTCACCTTTTCGATTTCTTCCTCCATGCAGATGGCTCCCATCTGCTCCAATGCCTCTGCCTGGCGCTGTATGATCTCATTCTGCAGGTCGATGATCTCGCACAGCCTTTGGAGGTTTTCAAAATGATTCATCCCGCCCTCCTTCTCTGGAATTTTATATAATAAAAAACCGCTCCACACCGGAACGGTTTTAGGCTGATATGTGAAAAGGAGTGCTGCGATTACTCGCTGCACTCCTCATTCTTTTCGCTGTTTCGTTTTAAGGAGAACCAGCCATCCACCCACTCTGTGTCGCCGTATTCTCCAAAGATGGTCTTGCGGAGCTGGTAGCTGTCACAATGGGACATGAGGCCCATGTAAGAGGTGACTGTCCGCTGGGCGCGTTCCAAATCAATTTCCCCTTCTGCGTAGAGCCGTTGGATTCTCTTGAGGTTCCGCTTCATCCTCAAAGCGGTCGCTTTTTTGAGCCGGATGTGATTCGGGTAAATCCTGTATTGGCAGAAATCAATACCATGGAAAATAGGTTGAATAAAGGTCTTCTTTGGGTTCAATTCCAATTTCAACCGCTCTGCCATAAAATCCTCGATTTGCCGCCGCCATTCCAAAAGCTGCGCCCTGTCGTCCGAGAGAATCACTATATCGTCCATATATCGGACATAATAGTGAATCTTCAGTTGACGCTTGCAGAAATGGTCTACCTCATTCTGGTTCACATTTGCAAGCATCTGGTTGAGCAAACTGCCGACCGCCAGCCCTTTATCTGCAAGCATTTCATCCGGGGTCACATCCTTAACCCCTTTGCCCGGAGGAAAACCGAATTTTTCTCCTTCTGCGTTCACAAACAAGTCCATGATCCACATAAGCCAAGGGTCGTAGTTACACTTCTTTCCTACCAAACCAAGGGAAACCTGGTGATCTATTCGATAAAAGAATTTGCTGGTATCCAATTTTTCAAAGTAGAAGCGACGAAAGGGTTTTCCTTGCTCGTCGTACCCGGCAGCGTGTTCCTTTCGCCCCGCCTGCTCCATAAAATAGAAAAGCCTTTGAGCAGCGGCGTCCGAGCCCCGGCCTTTGATGCAGGCGTAGGAGTCCTCGATATAGCTCCGAACAAATTCCGGGTTGATGATTTGATATACCGCCCACTGAACAACGCGGTGGATAAATGCTTGCCACATGATAAGGCGGTCAACCGGGTCGTGGATAACCCTTTTTTTATAGGCCCCGGGGCGGTATGTCTGGTCTCGGAGTGTTTTCTGCAGTTCATAGAGATGATCTTCCAAGTTGGCGGAAAATTCAAGCACTTCTTCCCGGAATCGCTTGTTCCTTCGGGCATGGAGGTAGGCGCGGTACAGATTTTCGTGATCTGTCACCTGTTCCTTGATGTGCTTGATGGACTTCATGCTCAACCTCCAAGGTTCATGTGTCACGGCTGTCACCGAAATTTCGGTTACTGGCGGCTTCCATGAGGTTCTTCTTTTTGCTGTTTAGCCGGAGATAGTTCCCCTTTTGCCCCTTTGTTCTGACCCCCAGCCCTTGAGCTGAAAGTATCTGACGGAAGGGGAGAAGCGGCGCGGAAACCCACATCCGATTCCGAGTGCACGCGCGTGCAATTCACATTGAGGGCGAACACGCCAGCCCACGAAGTGTTACCCCAAGCCCCGCCGCGCAAAGGAAGATGTGGCCTATCCCCGATAATTACCTTGTTCTCTGTGTGTCACGGCTCTCACCGAATACTTTCGGCTACTGGCGGCTTCCACAGATTTCTATTTTTTGCCTGGGCATGGAAACAGGCCCCTTTAACCTCTCCGCTCTGGCCCGGAGCCCTTGAGCTTCGGGCATCTGGCAAGAGGGTGAAGCGGCGCGGAAACCCACATTGTGGTTACTGTTCACGCGCGGGTCGTTGAAATTGAGGGCGAACACGCCAGCCCTCCCCTGGTTGTTCCAATTCCCGCCGCGCAAAGGAAGCGTCGGTCTGTTCCCGATTTGCTGTCAAAAATAATCCCTTCGGCAAGGGGGCAAATCCCTTTATCTCTCCTGCGCTGAAAGAAAGCCCTTGAGCTTTCCTTATCTGGCGATGGAGGTAGAGCGGCGCGGAAACCCACAGTATCCCAACTGTTCGCGCGCGAGTTGTTCAGATTAAGGGCGAACACGCCAGCCCTTCCAGCCTCATGCCAGTTCCCGCCGCGCAAAGGAAGCGCCGATTTGCTCCCAAAGGTATTTACTTTTTGCGTTTTCGCTGGCACTTATAGCATAATGCCTGCCCAAAATGCTCGGTGGAGTATTTGTATGCCTTCTCCGGTATTTCCACACCACACTCTGTGCAGTATCGCTTTTCTGTATCCAGTCGCTGCGGCTGGGCCGCCTCTCGTTGCGACCGAATCCATCCGCCTACCATTTTGCCGACTTCCACCACCATTCCAGTCCAGACCTCATACTTCTTTGGAGGAAGATACCGCAAATCATATGCAATCCGCAGGTATATTTTCAGCGAAGCGATTTCAACATCAAGCTCTTGGAGGGTGGTACGCTTGGTATATTTTTTGTTGGCGGTGATCGTGAGGCGCATGATCCTGTCCATACAGTGCTTAATATCCTGCGCCAAACTGAATTTTTGCGACTTCGGCATTTGCTCCAGCGCAGGATAACCATAAAGAATCATGTCATAAATTCTCTGCTGAATCAGCAGGTCTTTCTTTTTTACCGTCGGTTCCGCTGGTTCTTCCTGCTGTTCATCTTCTTCCAAAATCTCCTCGATTTCTTCCTCCGTCTGCTTCACCTCCTTTCTGGCCCAGCGTTTTATAAAATTTTACCATAATCCCAAGGGAAAAAACACCCCATTTTCAAAATTTTGCGCGACCCTCCGGGGCAAAGCCCCGGAGGGAAACAGCCGCTATCGCGGCTGAAACCAGATTCCAGAAACCAGATTTACAGATTCACAAAAGCGGCGCGGAAACCAACAGACCAGAGACTGCTCCCGCGCGGGTAATTCAGATTGAGCGCGAACACGCCAGCCCAACCCTGGTAGTACCAACGCCCGCCGCGCAAAGGAAGCCGTTCTCCATAATTTCTTACCCACAGTCCATCGCCATCATGCCCGTTGGCCTCCAGGGGGAACAGACCCAGCACCTTCAACAGCTCGGGAACGGTGACGCCGCTCTTTGCTGCAAGGCTCTCAAAGGTCTGGTACTGATATGTCCAATAATCATCTACATCCCCGCCAGTGTACATCGGATTGCTACGGGTTGTGCTTAACTCGACAGCACCGCCAATGTCGTGCGCGGTCTGGGTGGCGTCCCCTGCGATGGTATTGTCATACTTGAGCGTCCCCGCAGTTCCGGGAGCAACCAAGCTCCCGTCCTGCGTTATCGCCCTCCACAAGCTGCTGTTGGGGCCCTCATCCACACCCATGGCCGAATCGTTGTCCTTGATAACCTGCAACTCACCATTTTTCAGCCGCAACCCCGACGCCCACTCCCAAACATTCCCGCAGAGATCGTAGATGCCAGCGGCAGTCTTATCGTGCGCCCATGTAACGGGGCCAGAGCCGGTGTATGTACGCCCGACGGTTTTCCCTCCGTCGTAGATGTAGCTGGCAACTCCCTTCTCATGGGGGGCGGCGTGGTTGGCCCCATAATTGGTGTTTCCCTGGGGCGTATAGCCGTTCTTCTTGCACCAAAGGGCAATCGCCGCCCACTCGGCGTTGCTCATAAGATGCCAGCCCTTCCCCTTGGCCTGGCAATACTGCCGGGCCTGGTCAAAGGTTACATAGGCCCGGGGGTCCTTCATCGGCAGGCTGTATGCCCTCTCGTTCATAACGATATTGGGGTACTTGGAGATGCAGATTTCCGGGACTTCTTTCCCGCCTACGATAAAGGCTGGATGGGTAACGGAAGAGCCCCCATCAATCACATCCGAAATCTTGAATTTCGGGATCCGCACCATGACAGAGGGCATCCCCATATCATCCAGCAGGACAGTATTGTTGGGGTGGACCGTTTCCACTGCCAGCTTCAAGGTGTCAAAATTGCTCAACATTTCATCATCCCTCCATGCTCCAAAGTGTCAGCGTTACCCGTTTCATATCCAGAGGAACCGCCACCTGCTTCTGCTGGGGGCGGCCATCTTCGTCCACCCCATTATCCTCATAGGTGTAGCTCCGAGCCGGAATATCAATCTGGGCCACATAGTGCTCTGCTGTTCCCGGGATAACCCCGGAAACCAGATTGCCGCATTTGTCCCGGCAGACATCAATATGGTTGTCCTCGTCCCGCTCGTACTTCGCGAGATTCAGCATGAGTTCATCATCGAAGGTGATCTTTGTACCCTTCTCGACATAAGAAATCTTGGGGCCCTCGTTCTTCTCTACAATAATCATTTGTGCATACCTCCCGAAACATAGTATTTGATCTCCGCCGAGGCGGCGGACCCGTCATAGCGGATTTTGAAGCCATTGAGCTGTTTGTCGTACACCTCGACACTCTGAATATTCCCCTCGGTGCTGATTACCTCGGTATGGACAATATAATCCATCCCAAGACGCGGCACTTTGAGTGCAACAGTGGCGCTGCCGGTGTTGAAGGGGTAAGCCTGGCTGTTGGTAATGGTGACGCTGCCAACCTCCAGCGTGGTTTCTGCCTCCAAAAACTCAACCCGTTCCTTCAATGCGTTAAATCTGGCGACCGAAACCATCGCGCTCGGGCAAATATCGGCGGTGACGCTGCTGGCCCTGCTTACTGCGACATAGACATCGAAGGTAGCAAGGGTGCTGATACTGGCTCCCTCCGGGCGAATCCATTGGGGTTTTTCCGGCATACTGACATAGGCGTAAAGGATTTCTCCTTCGTCCGGGTCGGTTGCAAAGACACCAATTTCTCTGATGAAAAATCCAACCGGGGTTTCCAAGCTCGATACCTGGACACTGATGCGAGCTTCCCCGGCCCCGGGGTTGTCGATTTCGGCGATGACTCCCTCCTTTACCTCTTGAACCAGTGCTGTGAGTTTCTCCGGGCCCTCACCCTCGGGAAGAATCCCATCGCCCACGCTGGCCCGAGAAAAGTGAAGGCCGGTCTTCCCGGCCAAAACTTTTCCCAACAGAGCGTGCCCAAGGTCTGTGATGGTGGTGCACTCGGTGGCTACTTCCACAAATCATTCCTCCTTTTTCGCTTGAATGGTATGGTGAGATATTTCCAACACCGCTCCAGCGGTGCTTTCTCCTATATAGGCTTCCCCGCCAAACGCTGTACCGGGGGAAATGGCGGATGTTGCAATATTCATGGCCGCCTCGCCAAGAGCGGCTTGCCCCCGGGCCCTTCGGCGCGGGCGAAGGGCTGAAAAGACTGCCGCTCCTGCATGGTCAACAACACCGACACCGGAAAAAAGCCTCTCCCGACTATGGATACCAGTAGCACTCTCCGGTTCAATCTTGGCTTGAAAAACTGTGTTCATCGCTCCGGCGGCGAGAAGCTCTGCACGAAACTCTGACCGGGTCTTAAAGAAGATGCGCTTCCCAACCCCAGCGGCCATGATCCTCTTTACCATCTGGGCGATAAGGGGGGCGATTCGTGCGTGCTCCTCGTCAAACTCGTCCTCATTGATGTAAAGCCATATTTTCGCCGGGAAGACTTCGTAAAGGTCGATGGTAGCCGGTTCGACATCGAAAAGGCTGGCAGCACTTTCGATGACGGTGTTAATGTCCCCGCCGGAAAGGAGAGAGATCATTTTGACCTTTATCATTAGCCTGTAGAAATCATCTTCCGCCCCATCTCTTTTTACTCCGAAATTACGACCATATCGGTCAAGCACCGCCCCCTGGGCTTTATCCACATCATCCCAGAGCCGGACGCGCTCAAGGTTGTCCCGGATGATGTCAAGGCCCCATCCAAAGGTACTGAAAAGCCGCCCGATATTCGTTTCGGGCGGCTTCTGTTTGCGGCTGTTTTGGAGGTCTACTCTGGTGTAGGCGCTGGTGAGCATGTCTAACATGATCTCTACAAATTTCATGTGATACTCACCCGGCTTTCATCTGTAACTACTTTTTCGCGGGTGCTGACCTCGATGTTGTCCTCGCTGAAATTATCCCCGTCCCGGCTAATCAAAAGGTCGAAGTCTTTCACCCCGGCCACCGACAGGATGACCGCCGGGAGGGTCATGTAAATGACGCCAGCACCGATGCCAAGCCCTCCTGTGACATCGCCTCCGATATAGCTGATAAGGGCCTGCTTGATGCGCTGCTGCCCGTCTGTGGGGAAAGCTGCGGTGGTGGCAAGATTCGTTATCTTAAACCAAACATGGACAGGACTGGGGCGGGAGAAGTGGATGATGATGCTCTGCTCGCTGGCCGAAATAACCGGGATACTCACATTCCCGTAGGTCTGGATGCCCCCGGCCTTCCGCCGGAAGATCGCCTCCGCAATATCGGTATCAAGGCCACCATAGACAACCGCCTCTATGCTGTGAGGGGGGAGGCCAAGGTCGTTCACTTCATCGGTGTCGTTCTCGTAGCCAAGAGCAGAGGAAACTCCTTCCACTGTCTGCAGGATTTCCGCGACGATGGCATCTATGTTGACGCCGCCGGCATAGTCTACGGAAACCTCATAGCGATCCCGAAACTGTTCATCCGTTTCCCGCCCGCGTCCTCCGTCAACGGCTGCCGGGTTGGTGATCTCTGTGATCCCGTCTGCGGGGTTTACGATGGTGGTGATGGTTCCCGGCCCGGTGTTGTACTCCTCGCCGGAATCAAATGCCTGTACGGGAATTGTAGCCGTTCCGGCATCGCCTATCTGCGTTTCCGCAAGGCAGACATACTGGAGGCCGGAAATCGTAGCTCCGAGGAAGCCCTTGTGGATGGTCGTCCCCGGGCGACCGGTAACGCTCAAGTACCCGGCGGCCTTTTGCGCGGGAAGAAGCCGGAGGCCGATGGCCTTGCCCAAATTGTAAAGGCTGGTTCCGACTGCGGTATCAACAAACCGGCTGTTGTACACATCCTCGGCCAATTGGAATAGTAGGTGAATCGCCCATGCAAAAATGCGAAGGAACAGACCGAGAGGGGAGCGGACGGTTAGGTTTGCCTTCGCCCCGAAAAACTCGCGAGCCTTGTATTCCAAAGCGTTGAGGATCTCTGTGTAGGTAGGACAGTGGAAGCCACACTCTGTAAGGCCCCATTGTTCGTTGTTCATAGGTTCACCTCCGTATTGATGGTGCTGCCGCTCGTAAGTGTGCCAGTAAACGCCACCGAAAGCCTCCGGCCATCGCTTCTCTCGCACTCAAGGGAATCCACCTGGGCGACAGCCTCCTCTTGGAAAATAGCTTCCCGGAGTATTTCGGGGATTTCGTCAGCCTCAAGCTCGTGCGGCTTTTTTCCCATGATGCGGTCATAATCTGTCCCATGGGTAATATCGAGAGGAAACTCCCCCTTGTAGACCTGGAGTGTGACCCGGACAGCTTGAGCGGTGGTTTCATCGTCAAAGGTTTGCCGCATGATCCCGCTGTCATCGAAATCCAAGTCGAGTGTTTCCGGGTCTATGTAAAGGCTCATATTATCTTTCATCGCTGCCCCCCTATTCCACATCGACGGAAGTATTTGGTGTAATGGTCTTGCTGGTCTTTATGCTCCCCTCGATCTGCACATCGCCCTTTATGAGAATCCCCCGGGGGCTAACCGCGATATAGGTTTCCCCATCCTCTGTGGAGAGGACAAAAGATTCCTCCGGGAGCCCGGGGGAGGGGGCCGCCCCCGCAAAAATACCGCCGATGAAAACAGCATCGTCGCCGGAGTGAAGCCGCTCGGTATTGGGATTACAGGCTTCGCCGCCGCTGATTGCATTGTCGCTGTCCGCATCCAGATAAATAACCGCTCCAACATCCCCGGCCTTGTACCATGGGCGAACGATAAAGCCGCCACCCTTGACTGCTGCCACCGGCACAGAAAGAATGGGGGGCGGGGTTTGGTAGCTATCCCCCATCGGGCGGCGGACAAGGGGGGCAACATCCACCGTCATCGCCTCTTGGTTGAAGGCCATCACGCGGACGATAGCCGCACAGTTGATTCCCGATAGCAGGTTCTTTTCAAAGGCGGCCTCATAGGCTGCCTGCTTCTTTTGGCTTGCCATGGATTCCCCTCCCTATGCCTTTGTGATCTCGTCCGCACTTACCCACCCGACGGCCCCAATATGATAAGGCCGCGCTCGCTTTAGGTCGGGGGCGATAATCGTAATGGTGTCGCGGCGGCCCGCGAATGTTCGGCCCTGCCCATTTCCGTAACTGTCTGCAAACACCGGGCCATTCAAAATAACCTGGTCGCCCACCTTGTAATCGCTGGAAACGACAGTAGGCGTAGGCGGCGCCGATTTTACTTCAATAACAGTTTTCCACTGTCCTGTGGGGCTGCCGGTATGCTTTCCTTTCACAACGACAAATTTCCCGTTGAGGGTTTCGCTCTCTATGATGATCTGATCTCCGGGGCCCAAATGATAGTTGAGCAGGCATTCCCGGGTTTTTGTGGCCCCCTCCTCGTCTTTCGCAGTTTTGCTGTTTTGGCTGTTAAGGGGGGTGGCAATAACCGTTTCGTCGATCTCATTTGAGGACAGGAGGAGACCGCTGCTTGGCGTGAGGATATAGCCCATGCTGATTCCATCGGCGGGGTTGTTGATGATAAGCTGTCCCACCCGAATAATCATCCGGCTTTTGCAGTCGTTACACACAATTTCAGTGAGCACATCCTTGAGCTTGCCCTTGCATACCCTCCCCCGTTCGTAGATGCGATCTGTCACCGGTTCGAAGATGCCAACCTCTATGCCGAAGATGTTCAGAAGGTCCGGGATGATTTGGGAGGCAAGGATTTTCTGTGTATAGGTTTTGTTTATCTGAGTACTAAGCCACGCCTCCAGCGCGGCGGTAGCATGAATTGTGGTTATCCACTCTGTTCCGCTGTGCTGGTGCTGGCAAGCATCGACGGCCCCCACAAAGACACACCCCACATCCCCCTCATAGCCTGCGTTCAAAACAACCACATCGTTTTTCTTTATACCCTTCCGGGTCGCCTCTGTCATGTTGTATATTTTGAAGGAGGCTGTGGGAAGCTGGGTGCTGTCCTCGAAGGGCACTTCAAACTCGAAGAACAGGTCTTCCATGCTGTACCGGTTATGGCCGATCTGCAGAGTCGCTGAGCGCATCCACTGGCGCACATCAACACCTCCTTTCATGGAGGTACAGCTTTACTATGCTCCCAAAATTTTCATGGGTGATCTCCGAAACATCATCCCCGGTGAGGCACTCCGGGATGATGACGGGGAGAGGAAATCGTTCGTCCTCTACGGTGCCGAAAAGGGGCCGCCCATAGCGAATGGGATCGCCGTAGACCAGCTTTTCCCCGGTGGCCGGTATCTCAAGGTCTGCGGTGAAAAACCGGCCCACGGCATTGTAGCGGATGGTAAATTGATAGGTGATGTCATCCAGTTTGACACTGAACCTCACCGGAACCTTAGAGGGGTCGATTTCGATGTACTCTACTGTTTGCGAAAGGTCTATCAGCTGCACAATGCCCACCCCCTACCTAACACCAGAATAGCTGGGGGTCTGCCTGGTGGCTGGCCCGCTGCTGCTGGACTGTTTGCTGTTGTAGCCGTTCACATACTGCGCGTATGCAGATGCCGATATGTTTGCCGATACAGTGGTTTTCAATCCATCCGACCGGGTGGCCGCCGTATTCATCCCGTCGGCGGCTTTCCCGGAATCCTGCTGCGACATCATCGGCACTGTCCCAAAGGCTGCATATTCGGCGCTGCCAAAGGAAACCACCTGGAAGGTTGCGGTAAAATCGAAGCCGTTCCGGTTCTTGGGACTGTAATTTTCGGACAGGTTTGTGATGACCAGATTGCCGACACGAACCCTGCCGGAATAGGTAACTATATCCCCGCGTTTCCACATGGCAATTAGTCTGTCATGGGCATCCTGCCCACCAATGACAGTGCCCTTGAGCTGGAGACTCGCCGGGTTTCGGAAAACATGGTCGTTGATATTGCCCCCGCTCTCAATGGGGTTTTGCGTGACCTTGCTACTGTGGGTAAAGGTCTCCCCGTTGATGGTTCCGTTTCTGTCGGCAATAAACCGGACTGTCCCGCATCTTTCTCCTGTCAAGGTGTATGCCATAGTCCGCCTCCTTCCTTATGTGAAGCCATGCTGGATAGCCCGTTCGGCGTAGTCCTTCTCCTGCTCCTCTTGGTATAGCTCGTGGAACATCGTTTTTAGTTCTGCGACCATATAATCTACTGTACTGTTATCAGCGGAGCCCTCGATGGTGATATGGATATTGGGGGAAAATTTTATTTCACGCCGATTCTCGGTGGTACTTGTGGTTACGCTGTTGATGATCTGTTCACTTTTGTCAGCAGGGATGATGGTGCTGCCCTTTGGAAGAACAGCGATCTCTCCTCCCTGCTCATTCATAACCGTAGGGCCGCCCTCGAAGTTATCCGTTCCGTTGGCGTTATGGGGGATGTTTGCCCCCACGGTAATGGTCGCGCCTCCAACCTCCCGGGCCGCTTCGGCGATGCGCTGAAATGCCCCTGCGATTTGCTCCGCTCCGGCATCCGCCGCACTTGTCATCTGCTTCCATGCTGTTTCCGCTGCCACAACCATCTCTGCGTGTGCCCGGGCAGCCTCTGTGCCGATAGTATTGAGCTCTTTGGTGTAAGTGTCCCGGATTTTAGTCGTGCCCTCCTGGGCCATCTGGGCCGCCTCTGCGGTTGCCTGCGCGATGGACTTTTCAAACAGTGTAGTATCAGCCGCACCAAGCGTTATGGGGTCGAGGCTCGGCATCTCCGGCTGCGGCACGACTGGAGGAAATACCTCGGTTGGAATTTCGACCGGTTCAACGGATGGCTCTGGAATGGCCGGGGGTTCCACCATGGTAGGAATATCAATCGCTTCAACTTTCGGCTTTGGGATTGTTGGAGGGTCTACTGAAACCGGAACAGTGATTGGCTCAATGGAGGGTTCCGGGACGACCGGGGGTTCCACCTTGACGGGAATATCCACACCATCCACTGCTGTTTTCGGGATAATCGGAGGGGTAAGGGTGGTCGGGATTGCTACCGGTTCAACATCCGTTCCCAAATTCGGGATTTCTACCGGGTCTGGGATAACTGGAAAAGTAACAGGGTCGACACCTGGTGCTTCTGGCTTTGGTGGTTTGGGGAAGTCGATGTCGATGTCTGGAGGAGGTATTTCTTCGGCTGCTGCCCCAATCTCGGTAATGGTGGCGCCAAGGTCTGCGATTTCCTTCTTGCTCTCTTTCGCTCCGCCGAAAAGGCCGGTAAAGAAACTGACTACTTTCCCTGCGCCATCGGCCAGCCAGCCCACCACTTTCCCGAGGGCCTCTGCAACAATGCCAAGCACATCCCCGATGATACTCAAGACGGGAGACATCGCTCCCAGCACAGGAGAAATCGCGTTGAGGAGCTGTGCGATTGGCGGGAGAAGGGCTTCAGCAAATTTCTGTACGGCGGGTAGCAGAGGTTGAATGATTGAAGTATTGAGCGTGGAGAGGATGTCAACCAGCGGCGGGAGAACCGTACCAGCTATCATCCCGATAATAGAGGCAACTGGCGGCAAAATCGTTTGGGCCAGCTCCCCGAAGACAGAGAGGAGCGGGAGTCCTGCCTCGAACAGTGTTCCAAGGACACTGGTAAGGGTGGGTATCAGTGTTTGCCCCAGCTCAATGAGGATTGGGGCCGCCTGCTCCATTCCGTTGCTCAAAATATCGACGAATTGCAACAGCATGGGTTCTATGGCCGGCCATTCGTCGAGAATAACCCCCATGAGGCCCTCAAGGGTGGGGGTGAATTTTGCGCCGGCATCGGCCACAAAATCGCTCCAAATACCCTTGAGGCTCTTTGTGCTATTGGCGAGACCCCCGGTGCTGGCGATTGCCGCTTTCTGGACGCTCTCGGTCTGTCCAAGGATGGCGTTCATCTTCACCTGGGCCATAGCTGCATCGTTTAATGTGTCTATCTCGCTGCCGAGGCCCAACTCCATCGCAGAATTTTTGAGTGCGGCCTCGTCAATATGGATCCCATATTCTTCAAGTGCAGCGGTGTTCCCTTTGATGGCATCTTGTACGAGGGACAGGGCATCGGCATCCGCCATGGAGAAAGCATTTCCGAAATCATAAGCAAGGGATGTGGTGATCTTAGAGAGCTCTGCCGCCGCATCTCCAGTGATCCCGAGTTCCCCATACATGGCCTTATTGGACACCATAAAGCCTTCGATTTCCGCTTTACTGCGGTGGACCGTATCGCCGAAATTCTTCACCCAATCTGCTGCATCTGATCCCTCGAAGCAGGCATTAAACTTATCGGCGGTGTTCTCCGCCGCTGCTGCCGCCTCAAGTGCTGTACCGACAAAACTTTTGAGGGCTTCGATACCAGCCTTTACAGCTTCAATCCCAACAAAGGCCGCAAAGGCCCCCTTGATGGCGTCCGCAATCTGGCCGCCCGCCTTGTTCCCGGCTTCTCCCATATCCTCGAGGTCTTTACGGGCGTCGTCTGCGCTATCTCCAAGGTCATCCATCCGTTTCCCGGCTGCAAGCAGAGCGCCTCCCAGCTTGTCCTTGATGGTTTTGACCGGGTGGGTTATGGCGGCTCCCATCTCCTTGAAGCCCTTTTTGAATTGCCCAAAAAGACCAACAGCCTTTTTCTCGGTAAATCCAATGGCCCCCTGGAATCCGGCTCGGATGCCTCTCGCAGCACTTTCTCCTTCTTTGAGGGCCGTTCCCATAGACCTTGCTACCGCCTGGCCGAAGCTGTTCGCATCGGCCCCCATCTGCTTGAAATCGGCGCCGATACTGCCTCCCGCATCATCGGCTTCGCTTGCCGCCTCTCGGATGCTGTCTGTCAGATCGTCCACGCCTGCCCGGCCTATATCAGCACCGGCTCGGATGCTGGAGCCAACCTCCCGGCCCGCCTCCTCGGCATTTTCCGCTTGGTCGGTAAGTGCTTCGAGGCGCTCTACGAGCCCTTCGATTTGTCCAATAGCATCACTCAATCCAAAATCCATACCAAAAGTAAGCTCGCGGCTGTCTGCCATCTGCCCCACCTCCTTTCGGACAAAAAGAGCCGCAGGGGCCTACTTTCTCCCCTGCGGCATCCATTCTGTGTTGTATAGTATCCGGGCCTCAACTGCTTCACGGTATTCGGCCATGTCCATACCCTTGAGCTCGGTGTAAGTAAGCCCCCTCCCGGTATAGACCATCATCCAAAATTCCTTGTTGCGGCGGGCCCGTCGGATTGCTGTCCCGCAATCATATTCAGTCGCGAAGAAACTGCTCGATGGCCTTAATGAGCTTCTCGGGGGTCTTCACATCCTCCTTCGCGTCAAAGTAGGCCATGCCGTCAGATTTCACCTCCGCCGGGGATACCACCACATTTTTGAACATGGTGTCGAGATATTTGACGGTGTCCCTTCTCCCGTTCCCGGTCATCCCGCAGTCATCGTTGGCCTGGAAGTACCAGGTGGGGGAAACGCTCTGCAGAGTAAACTTCTGATCGCCGATTGTGATTTCTTTGGTCTTTGCCATATGCTTTCGATAGCCCCTTTCAGTCAATGATTTCGGCCTTGGCGGCCATTTGGGATTATGCTTCATATCTGGCCCCCGGGCTTAATGCACGGTCAAGCTGGGGACAAAAATATTGACAGTAACTGTGCCCTGTTCCTTCACCCGGGTGAGGTCGGGCATTTTGACGATGCGGCAGTTGTCCTCGTTGATGAAGAAGCTGTCGGCATCGTTGGCGTCTGTGATGTTGATATTGACCGCCTGGCGGCTGGCCTCAAGCTGCCGGAGGTAGGCCAGGCTCGAGGAGGTGGACATCAGCGTGATTGCGATTGTTCCACTCTCGTTGGCGTTCTCGCTGTAAGCGACATCGCCCTTGGCCCCCACCGACGGGATGACGCTGTCTTCGCTTTTGGTGATGGTGATGACACCATCACTCGCAAAGCCGGTGATGATGCGGCCGGCGACGGCCACATTGACCTTTTTGGGGTCATAGCTGGCGACTTCGATCTGTGCCATAATAGTGATCCTCCTTTTTGTTACGCACTAAGGGTGGCCTTGAGCGTGCCCTTGACCTTCACGCCATGGACAGCGCCCTCCAGCAACGCTTCCCAGGTGATGTCCGGCATCCGGCGGCTGCGGGCCTGTTCGTCGCTGGCCTCCGACCGCTTGGGGATGATGACGGTATAAACGCCCTGGTTGCTGCTCTGATCTGTGGCGATGATGCCCAGCCGGGTGGCCTGGTTGAGCGCGGAAACCACTGCCCCGGCAATGAGGGCAAAGCCTTCATCGGTATAGGGCACTTTGGCGTTGGTGAGGAAAACATCGTACAGGTTGTTTCTCATGGTGTAGGCGATATAGTCGGCCCCCAGCTGAACATCAATAAACTCACCATCGGCACAGGTTCCGTTCTTCACATACTCACGCTTGTATTCGGTGGTGAGGAAATTGATATGGGCCTCCTCGAGCGCGTCCCTCTCTCCGTTGGTGAGGTCCGGCACAGTAAGGCCCTGGGGCCGCTTGAATTTCCAGGTGACGCTCTCGGGATAGAAGGGGCCGACATTCCCCACATAGGCGGCATCGGGCCGCTCCTCCGGTTTGTCCGAGTAAATGATGATGCTCCGGCGATTGGTGCAGACCAGCTCCTTGTTGTTGGTCTGGCCCACATAGATTTTCCTATGATCTTCGATCCCGGCGCCAAGTTCGGTTTCTGTGGGTTCGGTGCTTTCCGCCCACGCGGCCAGCGCCTTCACATAGTCGTCCTCATATTTGTCGGTCAGAACCATGTAGAAATCATCATCGAGCTCCCGAAGGCCCTCGATAGCCCCCACCATAGCGGCGGCATCCTCCGGCGGGGCAATCCCGGCAATCTTCACTTTGCGGATAAGGGTATCCGCCAGAGAGGTCTGCCCCTGGTTGAACATGGCAGCGGCCATCTTGTAGACTGCCGCACCTTCGCCGCTCTCTCCGGGGAAGTCCTTCTTGATAACATCGAGATCGCGGTAAACGGCCATGTCCTTCTGCCCCTCGGTGCTGATAAGCAGAATATCCAGACTTTCGGACGCTTTTGGCTTGGCATCAATGTTGACAACAACGATGACATCCTTTGCCATAAAATCACTCCTTCTTTGTGCCCCCGACGGGGTTCACTTTTTCTACTGTGCTGATGCTGCGGCTGTCTGTACGGCGATAGCGCAGCCGAACATCGAAGCCATACCGGCGAGCCATCTCGTCAAGGACGAGGGCCGACCGATTGGCCGCGTTCAAAACATCGACGACAACAAAGCCGGAGGCGGCGATCTCGTCCTCCCCGGCGTGAATGAAAAAGCCCTGCGCCTGTGCTGCAAGCTCTTGAGCTTCATCCTCACCGAAAATGTACCGCCTCTCCCCGGCCCCATCGTCTTCCCAGCGGTTTACGCTGCAAGCAGTAAACGACATGGAGGCGGTCGGCTGCTCTGCCCGAACCTCCTCAAACCTGTTTTCTTCTCCGTCCCCGGTTTCCCGGTAGGAATAATCACCAAGCCCGCCATCCGGGATATAATCGGCTGTCACAGAATAAACGACATAAGGCGGCTTTTCTTCGGGCTGAACCTGGTCGCTCAACAGCACTGGCCGCTCAAGATAATCGGAAAGGGCTTCAACGAGTCGGTTCCGGCGCTCCACGAAGGTCATTTTGCTGCCGCGCCTCCTTTCGCCTCGACGACATACCGCTTCATTGGGTGGATGCTGTTGTGGCCGAGCTCCTGGGTGATGGTGTAGGTTGTCCCTGTCTGCGGGTCAAAGACCTGGCCCCCCTCTTGGAGAGAATGACCGTTGGTATAGATCTTCTCACTGCGGGCGGAGAATGTACCCTGTGGGCTGCGCTGTAAATCCTTGTCACTGACCGGAAGCACGGCCCCCTCAAACGGGACACGAGCCTCCGGTGTCGGAACGAACTGGCCGCCTTGGCCTTTGCTGTAACCTCCGCTGACCCGCAATTCGTACATCGTATGCAGGAGGCAACCGGGAATCTGGGGGAGTGCTGTTGCAAACGGATTCATTACTTCGCCTCAACTTTCCATGTAATCGAGTTGCGGAGCCTGCCGGTAACAACCAGAGGGCTGTCCGCCCATGATGGGGCGGCCTCCCGCTGGATGTTACCCTTTGGCTTAAAATTGCTTGCTGTGTTGATATACTCCCGGATAAAATCTACGGCCTTGCCGCCGATGTACTCGGCGGCCTGCTGGGCAGTTTTCCCGTTGAAGATGATCTCGTGCAGTTGATCTCTGGCGACTGCGGCGAGGCGGTCAACATTATGGTCATAGCCTGCCCGAATGAAGCTGCGCTCCGGGATGGTGACGGAAGGAAGGAGCAGGAACAGGAAGTTGAGGTTATTCGCATTGGAAAGGTTCTTCCTGTTCCTTTTGGCTGTAACGCCAAAAAGATACCCCGCACTGCTGGTGATGAAAAAGAGCCCGCTGAAATCCCCCGGGCGCTTCCCATAGCTGTCCTTGTGGATAGGGATAGCCAGGTTCTTGGATTGTTTGGGGGTGATGGTTGCGCCATACTCATGCACATGGGCTATCATCAAAAGATCGCTGTCTTCGTCCCCCTGGATCCCCACTTTAATGCGGAGGCTATCAAGGGTTTTCAGCTCTCTTTTGATTCGGGCCAGCTCGGGAGTGATGCGGTCATTGAGTGTCACAGCTACCACCTCGCATAGCGGGCCAGCGTTTCCAGCCAGCTTCCCCGAGGCTCTTTATCAAATGTCCAGGACACATCGGAAATTGAGAAGGCCGCCAGCCCCTGCGCCCCGTTGCGAATGATGGAGTATTCCTGTTCGGCAATACTCCAGACGATCCACATGAGGTCTGCCGGAAGGTCGGCGGGCTCCTCCTCGGTTCCATCTTTCGGGAGAATGTACCCGGCTGTGTACTTGACCTCGAGATACCGGCGGGAAGTCTGGTAGTCGTTCGCCAGTCCGCCGATATACCCCCGGAAAGCCCATCCATCATCCTTGTAGACAACGCCCACATCCCCTTCCATCTCGAAGTCATAGGAGGCCGGGGGGATGTCCACCCCGGCCTCTTGATCTCTGACATACTCGATATGGCGGATGGGGTACTGCTGCAGGACAAGCTCTTGCGCCCCGGGAGCAGCAAATTTGTGGGTATAGGTCTTCCGTCCAAATTTCCGCCCGGTGATGGTTTCCACCCATGCAGAGGCGGCGTTAATCAAGCGGATGATGTTGTTTTTGACAGTGGTGTCCGCTTCCTCCGGGGAGATGCCGAGGCGCTCCATGGTGGCCTCAAGGGTGGTCATGGCATTTTCAGCCAGCCTTTCAGCGAGGGCTGCTATGGTTCCATTTTCCGGCACGATTGCCGCCTCCTTTCCGGGTATTTATTCTTCTCCCGGGGTCTTCTTGTCGCCCGCTCCGGCGGGGCCGCCCTTCTTTTTCTCCCCGGGGCCGGTTTCCCGTTTGTTCTGGGCGGGCTTCTGCTTCTTGGGGGGTGTCAGTAATGTAGCCATAGCGTCCTCCTTACAGGCTTACGGGGTGGTCGGTGGCGTCGCCCAGGGCCAGAGCCGCGGAGGTTCCGCCGGTGATGGTGATTTTGATATACTCCTTGCATCCCACCAGGTCGATGTTGAGATTGGCAACAGCGTCGGCGGGGGCATCGTTGTCGATGATGGCGCCGCCGCTTGCATCGACCGGGTTGTCGATAAACAGGCGGCTGTCGGCGACGGTCTCGAAGGATCCATCCTCTGTGTCACAGTGCTCCACCGACACAGAAGCCTTTGTCCCTGTGGCGACAGTGACGGCGAGAATCGCGCTCTCATAACCCCCGCGGGGAACGATACTGCCGCTCTCAAAGGGAAGAACGGCTACGGTGTCGAACAGTGCTCTTTTCATCTGATCTCCTCCTTCTTTCAGAACGCTTTGACATTCTTGACATGAACAAAGCTCTCGACATGGCGAACGCCGATGTCATCATACATGAGGGCGCGAGTCCCGGTGAGGTTCTCCTCGAAGGCGTTGTGCTGCACCCCGTCCTCGTCAGTCCAGCAGCCTTCCAGCGTAGTAAAGGTTTCAAGGCCCATCTGGTCGCCAATCAGAAGGTCTGCCCAGTTGCCGAAGAAAATGTCGGTGAGCCCGTCCTGGCTCCAAGGAATCTGATTGCTGATGGCGTATGGGGCCCCAAGGAATTTCCCGGCGGCCATCTCCTCACGGTACAGGTAGTCGCCGGTCGCGGTCTTGAGGTTCATCAGATAGCCTTCCATGAAGCTGTTGAAGGCCCAGCCAAGGGACTGGTCGTCCACATTCTTGCTCATCACCAGGGATTTGATGTAAACGGGGAAGTCGGCAGTCACTTTGCCGGTGGTGTCGGCATACTGCTTGTCCAGCTTCTTTGCATCAACGACCTCAATACCATCGGTATGAGCGATGCCGGTGGGCTGGAACTCCCCGCCGCTCCCATACAGAGCACCCCAATCGAGCCCCAGCTCCATCCGGCGGGAGAGATCAGCCGCGAAAATCTCGTCGGCGCTGTACCTGGTGGACATGATAAGCTCCCGGGTCTGGGGCACAATGGCCTCCAACCGCTTCGCAGACAGCCGGAGGTTGCCAAATTTAGGCTGCGTGGTGGCAATCTTCCGTGCCTCGCCGCCCCACCTTGCGCGGGTTCCGGCGGTCATGCGGGGCATATTGAGATTGCCGGTTTCCAGCGGGATTGTCCGGGCCCCCAAGCCCTTGACGACCGTTTTGCTGTAAAGCAGCTCAATGATCTCGTCGGTATAGACCTCCGGGATGAGGAAGCCGCCGTTCACCGGGTTCGTGGCGGACAGGGCCTTGAACTCGTGCTCCATATCGGTGTCGTCGTAGTGCTTCCGGGCGTAGAAGGCGGCCCGCTCGGGGTCGTTCCGGCCAAAGACATCCAGGCATTTAATGGCCCGAGCGAGCTGGACCATGGGCGGAACCTTCTTCTTCGCCGCCGCTGCGGGGGCGGGGCGGGACAGGAAAAGAGAGCTGTACTTGCGCTGCACCGGAGCCGCCCCCTGGCGGGCGGTTTTGGTCTGCTTGGGACGGGTCGCTCCCTTCTGGCGCTTATGTTCGCCGCCGGTGTGCCCTGCGCCCTTGGCTTCTTCGTCACCGGCGTCCTCGTCCTCCTTGGCCTCCTCGTCGGCCCCGGCAGCGTCCAGCAGTTCGCCGACCGCCTCCATGATCTCCTCGCTGGTGATGTCCCCGACCTCCTCGCCTTCCTCCTTGCGGGACTTGCGCTTTTCTGCGACAACATCCATAGCCTGCTCGATGATGGCGGCGATGTCGGCGGGAGCGGCCTCCACAGCGGTTTCCTCGGCAGGCTCCTCACCCTCCTTTTCATCCGCCTGTTCTTCGAGCGCCTCCTTGACGCACGCCTTGATCTTCTCGGTGAGCTCGTCGGCCTCCATCTTCATGCTCTTGCGCTTAGACGGGGCAGGGGCGGGAGTGCCCCGGGTGGCCGCTTTGGTTTCACGAGTGTTCTTTGCCATTTGTCATTCCTCCTAAAGCAAAATTTCAATGGTCTGTCCAGCCTCGGGTGCGCCTTGGCTGTTACGCTTGGTCTGCTTGCCCCCCGGCGAACGCTGGGCGGCCTTCTGGTCGTCCCCCTGGGCTTCCGCTATGATGGCGTCGAGAGCCTTCACAGCGGCCCGCATAGAGGCGCTGGCATCCTTGAGGGATTTAAGCCGGGCGGCGCTGATCTTGCGGCCGGCCTTGATGTCGGCTGCCGCTTCGGCAACGATGGCCTCGGCCCTGCTCACCTCCTCCTCGGCTTTGTAGTCTGTGATGACCGCTTCCGGGTTCATCGCCCATGTGACCACCGACACCTCCCACAATTTGACCTCCCGGAGATGGCGGATGCCGTTTCCGTCGAAATCGAAAACGACCGGATCGTAGCCGATGGAGAGCTCGTTGAGCACCCCATCTTTCAGTAGCACCTTGATGTCGCGCCCCATCGAGGTGTCACTGATCTTGGCCTTAATGTAAAGGCCGTTGCTGTCCTCCCGCAACTCAATCGGGCGGCCGATGGGAAGCCAGCAGTCATTGTGGAGCGCAAGAATCTTCACACGCTCCCAGCCTTCGGCGATGGTCTTCGTGAAGGCCCCGGGTTCTATGATGTCGCCGCCGGTGTCGATATTTCCACACACGGCGCCGTAACCGGAAAAGATGCCGGTTTCCTCCTCATACTCCTCTGTATGGAAGGAAAGGGTTTTGTGCTCGGTTTTGGCGCTTTTGGCCTTGACTCCCTTCCCGAGCGATTTCTCCCACGCTTTGAGGCCCCGCCGGGGGGCATAGTAGTCCGGCGAATTGCGGAGGTGGGCTGCCGCAATTTTCGCCGTAAGAACAGGATCGTCACCAGTTATGTCTGTTTCCGGGTATGCTGTCCCATGTTCAAGCTCTGCCATCATCCCGGCGGCAAGGTCTGACAGGCTATACCGAGCTCTGGTGAGGTCGATTCCGGCGGCGCTGGCCGCAGATGCGGCGTGTTCCATCGTAAAAACCATGATGATCTCCCCCTTTTCAGTAATTATCATAAGTAAGGAAACAGTGGCAGTTGACTGTTTCCGCTGGATCCGCGCAGTCCGGGTCGCAGGGGTGTTTCAGCTTCACCCCTCGCTTGGTAACAAACGATGCGTCAATCGGAATGGTGACGCCATCGAGGGCCAGGTGCGTTTCCCGGGCCGCCGCCGGGTTTGTGATGTGCCAGGTCTTTGTACCAGCCCCCGCCCGGCGCATCATGTCGATGTTTCCAGTCTGCAGACTGGTATTGCACTCCTGCGCCGCGATGACGCGGGCCCGGGCGGTGGAGGTCTGCATTTCCTGTTGGATTTGCTTCACGATGGTATCCCGGGTTTGACCGGTTTCCAGGGCGGCGCTGACAACGCGGCTGATATTCTGCTGGGTGGTAAGGGTGATCCCCTTGATTCTGGCCCCGCCGCGCAGCTTGGCTGTGCTGACAAGCTCCGGGCACTGGATTCCGGCGATGTTGTACAGGGAAACCGCTGCCGCCGCGCCCCGGGCATAGGTTTCTCGCCACAACGGGTCGAAAATGCTCTCGAGTGCTGCCTCCTCGCCCTTCCAGTCGATAAGCCCCAGCACGAAACTGTCTACCAGGCGGCTCCTCTCCTCGTCGTCCAGGTGGATGAAAAACTCCCCTGTTTCAAAGCTATGAGAGGGGACAGCATCGAGAAGGATGTCCCATACCGTCCGCTCGTCTTTTGTTGCCCCGTTGAGGGCCGCCTCGAGGCGATTATTTTGTTCCCGGAAATATTTGAGGGTGGCGATCTCGAAGCGGTGGGTCTGTTCCCGTTCCGCCTGCTCAATGGTCTGCTGGGCGGCCCGGAGGCGGGCCGCCTTCCTCTGCGCCGCTTTGACACCGACAATCTCGATGGCCTCCCCGGCTCCCCCCGCCTCGATAGGCTCACCCCCGTCTGTGATCTCGATTTCCCCTCCGGCGGCCTCAATCGGCGGAGCCCCCTCCACAAACTGTGCATTGGCAACGGCCGCCGAAATCTCCGCCGGGTCTTCGTCTGCCCGGATGTAGACATCGGAGAACTGTGTCTTGTAGGTATCCCCGCCCACGATGGCCGGGGGCATATCCAAAAGCTCCCGGGCCTCGTCTTTTGTGAGGAGGCCTGCATTCCACCCGTCGAGGGCCCGCGCCTTATCAAATTCCTGGTTGCGGGGAACGATGTCATCAAAGCGCCAAATGAGGTCATCGCCAAAGTAGGGAAGAAGCTGCTGGTTGATAGCCTCCTCTCGGCGCTTGAGATTCGGCATCAGAACATTTTGTGCATAGATGAACAGCGCCGCTTCGCTGGTTGCCCGGTTGCTGCTTTCGGTAATGCCCATGATCTCCCGGGGCACACCGAAATGCTCCAGAACCGCATTTCGTAAGAAGGTTCGGCCATTTACCATGTCCAGGTCTTTCATGTTCTCGCCGAGCTTGTTGATTGTGACTTCGCCGTTGACAGTGGCCACACCATGACTTTTGAACATTCCCTTGAAACGCTCCATCCACTCTGCTCGGAAGCGTTGGCGCTGTTCATCGGTACTTTTAGGCATCCCGATTATGAGGTTCGGGGTGGCATCATTGTAGAAAAAGCGTTTCTGAAATTTGGCGGCATATTCATCCGTTTCGATCTCGTCCGCCAACGGTTCTGTCTGCCCCAGCCCGCGCTTATAGGGGTCAAGTGGATTGAGGTCTTTCATAACGAACATATCATCCACCGAAACCTCCATAATAAGGCCGCTGGTGAGCTTGACGGTGTAGAACGGGTGGTCGGCATAGGGTGTCATCTGCACCCAATGGGTAGGAACGGGCCAAAGCTCCGCCGGGCGCCCAAGGGCATCAAACTCCATGATAAAGTACCCCTCACCTTTGAGCTTGAGGTATATCTCCTCGAGCCGCCAGAGAGCTGCGCTGGTCATTTCGTGGAGGGGATTCGGATGCTGCCAGAAACTGAGGAAGGGATGGGCGGTGATCTCCTTTTCTTCTCCTTCATCGTCCACCCGGAACAGCTTCCCTTGGGCAAATGACAGGTCGGACGCGATGCGCTCAACGACAGCAAGGCGAGGGTTCTTCCCGAAAGTGTCAATCCACTCTGCTGTGTTTCTGTCCGGCGGGGCAGACCAGCGCGGAACCATCATCCCACCCTGCCGGTACTGCTCGCCGGCGGTTCCCTTGTGCCTGCCAAAATTGAAGAACGGCACTTGTATCGCCTCCTATTCTGCTGGTGCGGTGGGGAATTTGGGGTCGGTGGACTGCCCTGTCCGCCCCGGTATCTTTGGAACGATGCGGCTGGCCTTTGCGGAGGCAGCCTTTCCGCCGCAGCATTTCGCCCACTTCTCCCGGGCCTCGCTTTCAGATTTTGCAAAGCAGCAAATGGCCGGGAACACCTCGGGCCCGGTAACGAGGTATCTTCCCGGCTTTTCGTTGTTGTTCTGTAGGGCCTGCGGGGCCCTCTGCGATGTTTTCTTTGCCATGGTGTCCTCCTTAGTCAATCGTCCAATCACTTGTCTGCGGATTATGCAGGGCGAGTGCAAGCGCATCTCCCATATCGGGGGAAGGGAGTCCTCTCTTTTTCATAGATTCTTTTTTCTCCAATTCGATTTTACCAGCACTGTTTACTGTGTACCGCCGGTTGGAAAGCTGGCTGATTTGCTTATCGTCGGGCCAGAGCTTGATAGATTGGGTGCGAAGCGCTTCTCGCACTGCACCCCACATAAGACCGGTGCTGTTCTGGTAGTCTATGGGGTCATCATCGCTGATTGTTCCCCCTTCTCCACCGAAATGACACTCGACAATATCCAAGGAAAATGGGGGTGGTGTGTCCTCCGGCGCTGTATCTGTGTATTTTGTCGTTCTGTACCTCTCGACCTCATCCACGATCTGCTGTTTGAGTTCTGACAGGCGATCATAAACGCCGACACCGAGGCCATCACAGTCAATCTTTACATGAAGGCTGGCCCACTCGTGCCTCCGGGCGTACCGTTTCACCATTTGCACGGTATATCCCGCAATTTCCATAGTATCGTTGTGATGGTAGATGTCCGGGGGCTCTTGTAGCTTTAGGTTGAGTACGGGGCAAATAACGCTGCTGTCATCGCCATATCGAGCAACATCCACACCAATGTCCACCCGTTCTACACACTCAATATCGGGGGCCCTGGCTTCGCTGGCGCGCTCTGCCCACTCCATCGGAATGAAACTGTCTGGAAGGGCCCGCGGGAAGTCTCCGGCAACACGAACCCGGAAGACATCGCTATCCTCGCCGAACATTTCGGTGATCTTCGCGACGAAATCAAGATCAACTCGGCTGCTGTTGCGACCGTCAACATGGATGGTGTTGTAAAGCTCTCGGCTCTTGTGAAAGCTGTCATAGAAAAAGCCCGTAATTTTGGTGGGATTTCCGCACAGAAGCAATTTCGCTCCTTCTGTGGACAGCGCACCTAAAACGGGTTCAAATATTTCATCGCGGACACCAGAGGCTTCGTCAATCAGATACAGCACATGATCTGCGTGAAATCCTTGAAGGGCATCGGGCTTGGAAGCTGTGCGGCCTACTGCAAACCACTCCTCCGGGTGTCCTCGCATATAGACTTTTTCCTTTGTCCATATCAATTCTTTGGAAAGGGCGGGATTACTTCTCAACCACTTGGCGATCTCGGCCCACAAAATATCCCATAGCTGGTGCTGTGTAGGGGCAGTACAGGGTATCTTCGGATAAGGGCGTGTTGTCAAAAACCAAATCGCCAGCCAGCTTTCCACCGCACTCTTCCCTATTCCATGGCCCGAGCGCACGGTTGTCATAGGATAGCGGGCCACACTGTTCAAAATATCCCTTTGGTTGGGATCTGGCTTTGCAAGAATGATGTCCTCGACAAAATCTACTGGATTATCAGCATAGTACAGAATGGCGTCACCCGTCAGATTCACTTTGCCGCCTCCTCTCCCATGCTTCGGAGATCACATCGGCCAAAGTAGAAGAACCTTCTGCGCCCCCCTTATTCGGGTCTGTTTCTTTGACGATTTCCGTCCGATTCTCACGCTCCAGTTTTGTAGCTTCTCTGATAAATGCCACCAGGTTCTTCGGGTCAATATCTTCCGGGTTCATGTTGGCTAATGCCTGCAGGGCTTTTGCCTGCATTTTCAATGCTATGGAGATATGGCGGTCGGCCATCTCTTGAGCCTTTTTTACGGCTGTTGCATGGGCTTTCTTCTGAATATCAGAATTATAAGCGGCTACTCTTTCGACCCACTGATGGGCTGCACTCCAGCGGCTGATTAGCGAACTACTTTTGCCGCACTCCCGGGCTACTGCACGGATACTGCGATTTTCCCCCATACCAAGGTAGACTGCGAACGCCTCAAATGCCTTTACACTTTCTCCTTCTTGACGCTCCCATGGGTCGGTATCGTTGCGCTTTGGCATTCTGGTCTACCCTCCCTTCGGAGCCGGAGCTGTTATTTAACAGCTATCCACCCGCAGAAATTGAGGCAGCGCCAGAACATATCAACTTTTCGGAAGCCGGCCACCCGCAACACATCTACATTCCAGCCTGCCTTGAGCGGAGACAAAACATTTTCCAAGCTTCGGCGCTTATCCATGATTTGCGCCTCTGTATAGCCATTCTCACGCTTCATCTCATAGTACAGATGCACCATAAGATCATCCAGGCTTTCGCTGACAATCTTCTCCACCAAAATCAATGCCCCACCGAGGGTCAGCCCATCATAGATGTCGCACAACATTTTTTGCCGGTAGGATGTCGGCATAAATTGGAGAGAGAGCACAGACAGCACCAGACTTGCCCTTTTTTTCGGGAAAGGAAGATGATCCCACAGATTTCCGGCCACCACTTGAACCCCCGGAGTATCGGAAAAGCGTTTCTGGCAGGCATCCACCATAGCTGGTGCGTTGTCAATCAGCAGGAAGTCATTCTGATCCCTATATTTTTCCACAAACGGCTCCACAGCCAAGCCAGTGCTACACCCTATGTCCACAATCAAGGTGTCCGGCTGGATGAACCGTTCTCCGGCCTTATAGGTGAGCGCCCGCATGGACTTATAGTCCGGGATGCTCCGCTCCAGCATATTTGCAAAGCAGGCGGCTACATCCTCATTGAACTCCCATTTTTCACCGGGCTTTACATTATCTCTCATACCATATCTCCTTTCGGGGGCGGCAGCTTGATACCGAGGCGATGCTCGAAAGCCTCACGCGCCCGCTTAGACAGGCCCATCCGGGAACCGTCCGGGTAGGGTAACTCAAATTCAAAATCCAGCGCGGCGGCGAGGGCCGAAGGGTCAATCTTCGGATTGGTAATCTCCATGTACCAGAATTTGCTTATCATCTCCAAGCGCTTGACCTTCCCAAAACAAGGGGCGAAAATCTCCCGCATTTCCTCCTCTGTATGGCCCTTCTGCACCTTCGGGTGACTGGAGATGTCACCCAAGACAGTGTTCGGCTCATAGTCCAGATCGAAGGTCAGCACCTTTTCAGCGGCCAAGTATTTCTGCTTGGTCTGCATAAACTGGGGGGCCTTGTTCGATTGACACCAGCAGACGGTCATCCCTCCGGGACTACACAGGGCAGCAGCGATAATGGCAATCTGCTTTCTGTCCGCCATGAAGGGTACACTGTTGAACACGCTGGAGATGAACACAGTGCTGTACTTCGTCCCGGCCTCGACCTCATCCAAGAATTGAACAGCAATCTCCAAGCTCTTTTCCTTGTGGATTTTATCACCCACAGTGACGAAATAGGGCTCAAAGGCAGAAACAGCAATCCCAGCCTTGCGGAGCGTCCGGGTGTTGTTCAGTTTCCCGGCTCCAAAGTCCACTATGCAGGTTCCATAGTACCGTTTCCATGTTTCCAAGGCCGCACCCTCCAGCTTGCAAAAGTCCCGGCCCGCATTGGACGGAAACACGCCTTTGAAAAAACCATCTCCCAAGGCAGCGTTCCCGGCGGCGTCCGTTTCCCTTGTAGTGCGCTCCCGCATAAAGCTATTGAACCGCAGATCGTCCGCATAGCTACTCTCCATATCGAAATCCATCGACAGCAGATTGAGCATGGCGGATGCAAATGCCTCCTGTTCCGCACTGACCTTGACGCAGGCGATCACCTTTCGCTTAGCCTCGACTGCCACTTGGAGGCGACCAATCCCGTTGATGATGTTCCCAGCCTCCCCGATGACAATAGGCATCGCGCTCCCGATTCGTCGCTCCAGTGATTTTGCCAGCTGTTTGATATGGGTATCAAAGGCCCGGTGGTTCTGCTTTGCCAACTTCATGGCATCCACTAAGTGAAGGGCATACACACAGGGAAACGATTCCGGGGTGTTCACCTCAATATCTGGGATGCCGGCGGCCAAGGCTTCGATGTCCGTCCCGTATAAACGCTTCTTGATGATAGTGCAGGTGTCCTGCTTCTGGAGATCGTTGGTAGCTCTGTTGAACAGAACATTGACCGCTTTCCGTTCTCCCAGCTCTTTGCTACTGACATATTCTACCGGGATCTGTTCAAACCCCATCCGGGAGGCTACAAGGTGGCGCTGGTGGCCGCTCAAGATTTCCCCACTCTCGTCGGCATAGATGGGAAGCAGAAATCCCAGCTTGCGGAGCGACATTTCTGTGAGGGCCAGCCGCTTTTCATCGTTCCGGCGCGGGTTATAGTCGGACGCCCTCACAGTATCAATAGGCACAAGTTTAATCATGGTGCAGTAACCTCCGTTTCCATTCCGCTGCGATTTCCTTCTCGTCGAAAATACCACGGTCGCGCATGGCCTCAATCACACGCTTATACCGCAGAACCTCTACCTTGAAACTCAAGTGGCCGATTTTGATGAGCGTGCTTCCGAGGCGCGGCTCCTCATCATCCTCACCAATGGGGTCGTCGTCCTCAGACGGTTCCTCATCCTCATCGGGATCATAGCTATCCTCCGGGTCATCGCCGGGGTCACTGTCATCGTCCAGCTCCTTGGAGTCCTCCAAGAGGCGGTACACTCCAATCTCGTCGGCGTCAAAACCGGTCTCAAACTTCAAGACATCATCATCCCGCAGCAGATCACCCAGTTTTTCGGTGTCCCACCGGCCATCAATGCGGTTCAGAGCAAGGCAGAGTTTCTTCTCCTTGTTTTCGTCCGGCTGGTCGATGACAGAGCAGAGAGCTTCCGTCCAGCCCAGAGCCAACATAACGGCCACGCGCTGATTGCCGCCGATGCAGCGCATATTGTGGAGGTTCACCACGGGCGGCTCTACAAGCTGGTGCTGTTCAAGGCTCCGGCGCAGCGCCTTATACTCAGGGCTGTCTGGTTCCATGTCCATGCGGGGGTTGTAGGGCGGCATCACAAGGTCCGCCAGCTGTAAGACCTCAAATCTGGTTTCAAACTTCATCGAAAAGCCTCCTTTTCAGCTCTTCGCAGACAAGCAGCTGGGTGAAGCCTACCTTCTCCCGTATATCGGCCATCAAATCCTCAAATTCCGCCTCTGACAGCTTAAAGGTGAAGTCGCCGACTACGCACTTAATTCCATCGCTGGTGTCATCCTTCTTCTCCAGTCCCGGGGGCCCATCGTCCTCACCCAGTTCCTCCTCGATTTCTCCCAACAAATCATTGATGTCAGCCCCGGTAAAGCCGGTGGATGCCAGGCTTTCATGCTCCTCGATAAGCTCTTGGAGAATTTCGGCCAGCTGTCCATAGTCCCACTCCCCATCCAATTTGTTTAGCGCGATGCAGAGGGCCTTAGCCTGGGCCTCATCCATGTCTACAACAACAGCGTTGGTTTCCGTCTCGCCTGCGGCCAGCAGCACGGATAACCGCTGGTGGCCTCCGATCAGACACCCGTCCCGTAGGTTCACCACCAAAGGGAGAACAAGGCCATTCTCTGTAATGCTGGCATCCAAGGCCTTGTATTCTTGATCCTTCGGTGTCAGCTGCACCCTGGGATTGTACGGGGCCGGTTTGATGTCGGCCAGTTTGATTATTTTTGTTTCCACATTCTTGCTCCTTTCTGCAAATTGGGTATAAAAAAGGCGAGACGCTTTTGCGTCCCGCCCTTGGCCAAGATGTTGCTTATCCGAAAAGGCTGCACTGTGAAAAAGCTGGTTCATCGTCTGCCACATGAACAAAATTTTTGATGAACTTATCGTAAGGTTGCGCTTTGATACCATATCTTGCATACATGGTTCTCGTTTTAGGATTGCTTTCTACGGCGTAAAAAGTAGCAGCTCCATCTTTTCCATGCCGGGGGAAAATAAAGCGGCGCAAGGCACTCTCCTTGAAAGTCGGAGGATCCGCATTGATGTCGTTGAAGTATGCCTCTGCCGGAGCCCAGCCTGTTTTCCGCCGAATGTTTTCCATCGTCTGCCGCATCTGGTAGTCGGGGCGGGCAGTAATGATGATAACATGGTCGCCACGAATGGCCTCAATCAAATCGGTGCGATATTCCTCTGCTTCCATCCGCCGGGCGAAAGGCCGGAGCATCCGGGTTTCCATCTGGTTCTTCACGAGGGTGTAATTCAAATCGAGCAGGCAAATTCTGTTCATATCGAGCATCTCCTTTGTATATATTATACCATATTTCCGATTGAATGTCACAGGTTTATTGGATGAAATACCAAAATTTAAGAAAAAAATCAGCCGGGTACGCAATGTACCGGCTGCCGCTTGTGCAAGATTTTGCCTGCCCGCAATTTCTCACTGTAAAATATTATATCACAGAAAATTGCACAGGTCTATTGCATCTTTTTTGCACCGGTAAATTGCATTTTCTACTTAGCGGCGTCTGCCCCATAAAGCCGCACCGCAAGCCGCTGTACAAGCCTTTTTCGGTTTCGCCAAACAGTCGAGGTGTCGCACGAAATGGCCTCTGCCACCTCCTCGTCGGGAAGGTTGTCGATGTATCGACCAGTAACCGTTTTGATGTAGGCATCCCCGCTGATGATCTCGAGGGCCCGCTCAATGGTTTCGACCTCATATTCATCTGCGGCTATGGTGGCCTCCATATCTGTGACGATCGCCTCCACGATTTCATCCGGGGTGAGCCGAGCACCGCTCTTGCAGAATCGGGTGATGCTTTTGCTCCGGCTCCGGGGGCCGTAGGCTCTGATTTCCGCAAGCCGTTCTTTATCGTCCCGTATCTTCACCCGGAGGACAGGCAGGGCGTAGAGGCGTTTCTCGGTGGCCTTGAAGGCGTCCCGGGCTGATCTCTCTGCGGATATTCTGCCAGCCTCAACGGCCCTCTTGATGATGTTCTCCACATTTTCTTTTTGTTTTGGCATTGAAATGCTGCCTCCTCCATGGTATAATAGCTTTGGTTGGGGCTGTCTTCCCTTTGGGGGAGGCGGCTTTTTTGTGTCTGCTTTAGACTATTTCTCCGTCTTCCTACGGAAGAAGCTGGAAAGCGTAGTCCAGAATCCTTGACGGGGTTGGGGGGTAGCTGTAAAGTAGGCCCCCATCATAAGCTCGAGGGCACGAACGCGGCGTTCAAGTTGCCGGAAGCGTTTCTCTTTTCGCTGACTCAATTTTTGTTCACCTCCTCCAAAAGTTGCTCGATCCGGGCTTTTGCCCGGGTGAGGATGTCCACCTGCCGCTTGGCTTCCTTTTGGGCGGCCGGCATAGCCGCTTTGAGTACCGGGGAGATCGCCCCAAGCACCGCCCCGGCAAACTCCGGCGGGGCCGCCTGCCTCTGCGCCCGCTCAATAAGGCCATTGAGCTCTCCGAGGAGCCGTACATCTTCTGCGAATTGGCTCATGTGATCCCCTCCCTTTAGTCCGGCAGGTCGATACTGACGATAATTGCTTTTGTCCACGGAAGCGCATCATAAAGCTGCCTGCATTCGCTTTCATCCTCCGGTAGAGCGTCAAATTCTGCCGCCGAAAGATATTTTTCCAGAGTATCAGCTACATCATCATCGCTTTTGAATATCATGGGCTCATAATCCTTGGTGGGAATCAAGTATTTATCTACCCTTGCATCTCCCCAGCGCCCCATCCATGTCCCGAAATTATCTCCTGCAACGATTTCTCCGTCCACCATTGGAACGATGGGGAGTGCCGGATTTTCTTCCACGAGTTTCAGAAGGGCATCGATTTTACTTTCAACATCCTCTATACTGAACACGATACCCCGGCAAAAGACTTCCCCTTCCTCCATGATGTCAAAGGTTTCATGCGGGATGTCGGTTTCATATGTCCAGACGGGGCCGCCTTCATCATGCCAGACCGCTGTGATTGCCTTAGCGCGTTTCTTTGCGGTCTGAAAGTATTTACAGCAGTCGCAGTCTTCCGTTTCCAACTCTACAATACCACCCCTGGTAACATAAATGGTGTTGCCCCTAAACGCTCCGGCCTCGGCGCTGATTGCACCATCGATCTCCATAGTATCATCAGAATATCCGTAAACCACAACCAAGCCATTTTCTTTGGCTCGGGTCGCCTCCTCGCGAGTGATTTCTCGACCGATTTCCCGGCCATTCAGTTTCAATGCCAACGCTTTTGTGTTCATTGATGTTGTTCCTCCAATCCTTCCAGAAACAGCAGCACTCCGGGGCCCCCGATGTGGACTTGGAACGGGGCTGCTTCTTGGGGTGTTATGTATTTGTGACCATAGTGCGCTTTAAGGTCGCGCCAGATCGCCCAAGGGATTCGGTAAAAACTCACAGCGCCAAACGAGCAGAGAACAAAGGCATAGGCCCCGTATTGGTGCGCCCGCTCCAATCGCTCGGCTTGATCCTTTGTCACCCTGTCTTGGGCCATCTTCCCGGTGTCGGTGTACTTGGCCTCGAAGTTGACCGCCCGGCCTCCCGTGAGGAAGCCCTTGAAGTCTGCCTGGGCTGCGGATGTATAGTGTGCGATAAACTTTCCACCGCCTAAATCCTTAATCGGTTGCATAGGCTCCGGCGTTTTCTCGATGTCGGCGATCCCCCGGCTGCGGTAGAAATCACATCCAGCTTCAATGAGCTTTTCAAAGAAGGCCCCCTGTGCCTTATTGAGTTTCCCTTGGAAGCGGCGTTTTGCCGCTGTTCTTTCAGCGGGCATCATGGCTTAAAAAGCACTCCCCTTCTGCCTCTGTTTTGAATACTGTACGGCCCCATTCCTCCAGCAGAGATAGCGTGAATGGTATAGGTTCGATGATCTTCTGTGGTGTTCTTATTTCCCCAAATAGAAATCGTTCTGCCTCCTTTACTCCAGAATGGCAAGCAGGATTGTTTTTTACTCGCCATACGGTAGTACCAAGGGGAACAGGCAGTTTCAGCAATAGGCCAGCGGCAGAATCAGCCCGATATTGTTGCAACTCACGCACGCTCGAAGCGGTTCTGGTCGAGCCAATACGAGGGGCAAACCTTGCCGTATAACCTGTACTGCAGCCAGTCCTCCTTACGATCAGCGTGAGCACAACCAAATGCTCCCCTATACAGGCAGGTTGAGCAGTCCTCGGGGATCCTTTTCTTTTCGTAGACCTCAATCATTGTTTACTCCTTTCTTGCGCCAATATTTTTGACCAGCGCTGTTTGTACTCAAGGGGCGGTTCTCTCTTGGGAAACAGAGAGAGTTGGATGGGCTTCTTTGCATATCTCTGGGTATTCCATTTTGGTTTACCTGCTTTTCCTGCCTCAAGATGCCAACCTGCAGCTCTAAGGCTTGTCCCAGGCTCTGACTGCAAAATAAAGGTGAGTATTTTGGCGTAACCCTTCTTGCGGGCCTCCCTTGCACTGGCCCCATACAGCATAGAACAAGCGTTTTTTGTCCCGTCTGTACATAGCCTTGTGACTTCGAGTGTGTGCCCATCATCGAGGTATCTTCCAGTTGGTCTTCCAACGATGGAAACTCCAATGAGCCGATCTCCATTATAAAGGCCAATAGAAAATTTATGCCCTGTTGCTCTCCCATGATGCCGGTGGTGCTGTTCTACAAAGGCGTTCGCTTCTTTGAGGCTGACACATCGAAGCTCAAGCACAAGGATCCTCCTTTCCGGGCTGCCAAAACCAAATTGTCTACAATCTGACCTGGGGTAATTCCCGCTATCTGCGCCATACACTTGATGTGGTAGGCTGTTTGGGTTGTCACCCGAATGGTGATCTTCCGCTTATGCTGGCTCATACACCCTCCCGGGGCCCCCTTCCTTTCGTAATCCTGTCAAAAACTCGCTGCCACCACCTAAGCGGTTTGTGGCAAAAACAGCGACCGCTATAAAACAGCTGATACATCCCCGTAGAGCAGGGCTCCTCCAGGGAGGTTCTTCCCCGATACCGGCAATTCTCGCATCTCTCCATGGTCTATCCCTCCAACTTCCAAAATTCAACATAATAGGTGTACCGATTGCTTTTCCCAACCTTCTCCCGGCACTGCCGTACAGTGTAGCCGTTCCGGGCAAGGATAGTGATGAGGGCATCCCGGTCATCGGCCTTTTCGCACTCAATCCGTACCCGGTTCATGTGCCGCCTCCTTCCGGCCAAACCATCCCCTCCGGATGTTCCCGCAAAAGCTCCGGGCCCCAAATCGGGGCGAGGCTGTCCTTCATAAACACCGACGCCCGGGTTAGCCTTGCTGCCTCAACGATGTTTTCAAGCCACTCCCGGCGCGGCTGGTGCTGCTTGCTTCCTGGTCCGGTCATAGCGCCAACAATGATCCACCGGACACCACCGAAGCTGCCAACCCCTGCTTCCAAGTCCTCCATGAGAGGCTCGATGCTCAAAAAGGTGTTGTAACGAAGCCCCTCGCCAAAGAATGGAGCCCCCTTGCCGGTTACGCTTGTCCCATACCAGAAGTTATCCTCTTGGGGGAGTTTCCCTGCCTTGGCGAGCTCGCAATATCGCTGGGGGTTCTTGGTAAGAAACAGGTATGTATGCTGCGGCCCGCGTTTGCAGGCGGCAAAAATTTCCTCAATCCATTCATCCGGAACCCATTTTCCGAACAGATCCCCCATACTGCTGACAAAAACTCGAGAGGGAATGAGGCGGCGGGCGGGATATTCCAGCGTAAACGCGGCAAAGGTGGGAGCGAAACCTTTGGGGTAGGGCGTGCTGCGGGTGTACTCGCCCTTTTCATCCGCCAGCTTTGTTGGCCTGGTAAGGCGGAAGCAGCCGGGGGCTCCGGGCTGCTCGATGATGCCGGTGTTTCCTTCTGCATCCGGCATGGGGCGCTCCACTGTATGGGGCCAAAATCGCTTGATGAAGCGGCGGGCGTAACAGTATTCGCAACCATGGCGACATCCGGTGACGGGGTTCCATGAGTGCGTACACCACTCAATCTTGCTTTTGTGTAAATTCATGGTGATCTCTCCTTTCTGATATGTAGTTTCACGATTGTTCGCTTCTAAAGTAAGTCAACAATGATGTGGTATGGGTCAATTGTGGTAGCTGTCCTCCAATACCTTTCAGAAGGCTGCACAGGGTTTCCATCGGCATCTACAACCAGATTAGGGTCATCTATACTAATAAATTCAGTGTCTGCTTTTACTGCTATAATCTGATCCGCAATTACATATTTCTTTTTCCCTGGGGTTCGCTTGCATAGAACCCCCACAAGTGTGCGCCCAAAAACGCGTGTAACCACCATTACTCTACCTCCTTATTCATTCTTGCTCCACAATGAGAGCAGTAGTTGTCAACAGGTCTTATCCTGTGGCAAACCGAACACTCTTGTAGAACAGCAAAAAAATCTGATCCGGGATCCATTGAATCCGCAAACACTTCCTCGCCTATCCATTTTCCCTGCTCCACTGGCTGCAAATTAATACCTTTCTGCTGGTTAATGATCCGATTCACTATAACTGCATCCATAACACTACCGTAGTTTAAGGAAATATCCGCTTTTAGTGCAGCTCTGTCAATCAAGTCCATTTTCTATACCTTCTCTCCACAGGAACTCAAAAATCATACCCTCAAATCATCGATGAAATCTTCAAAGGCAAGCTGTCCCGGGAGGACACCATCCTCCATCCACCAGTGATATATATCCCTTCCGGTGGTTCCAATTCTCCAGCTTCCTTGCATCCGACCCCGTCGAATACGCTCCTCGAGCATTCTTTCAAATGCCCGAATATACATATCTTTGAACTTTGGGTATCGGGAAAACTCAAATTGTCTGCCTTTTTTTCCGGCCATCGGGCAACCGATACATCCCACTCTTGTAAAGCCATTTTGATATAGAGGGTTTACCGTAATGTGCTCGCTCTGTATGTAATCCCATACATCATCGTCAGACCAGTCAACGATAGGATTGCAAATCCGTTTTGCTTTCAAGGCGCATGATTCGAACCATCTCCTCGATTCATCGTTGTCATTATTTAGAATGATCTTTTTTTCCTTATCCTTGCGAGGGATTTCAAGAATACCGCGATTAGCCGCTCGTTTAGCACTTTCCGCCCAGCGCACCCCGGTAGCAATAAATCTCCCCTTTCCGCTTCCTTCTTTCAGAACATCGCAGCAATAGCGTTTTAGTCTTGTTGGTGGCATCAGCTTTTGCGGGATTAAGCCCCACATAGAGGTTTGTTTTCCTTTGTAGACCGGATAATTGAGAATACAGGTGATTCCTTTTCCTTCAAATCGTCGGAGGTCATTCCGCACAAAGTACACTGTTTCGGGAGCATCGGCTGTGGTATGGTTGTGCATCACTTCAAAAGGAATCCCGGATCGCTGAGCAAGCTCAAGGCATACAGAGCTGTCTTTTCCTCCAGAAGTTGTCACGATAAGCGGCTTCTGATAGATTGTCAGCGACATTTTGGAGGCTTCCTGCAGCCGCATGATAGCAACTTTTTCTTTATCCATCATTCCCCTCCATCAATCAAACCACATCTCACTCTCTGCAATCTCTGTGAGGGTTTCTGTGATCTCTCCCCATTGGTTTGCAAACCACCAAAACCAAGCGACGCAGACCCTTCCAGTTGGGCACAGCAGGTATCTTTGGCATCGGTCACAGGGGTTTTTCATAGCTGCCGCTTCCTTCCTCAATATCCTCTGTTGATACTTCACCCACCAGCCATGCCATACAGCCCGAAAATGTTTTGAAATCCTCCATCCAGGCATGACCGGTGCTGTTGTCGATACCAACAAACCTGTCCCCATCGCGCTCGATAAATTTCCCGATGGGTTCATATGGTTTTCTGTTTTCACCGGTGGAAAGAAGCCGTTTTGCGAAAGCACCACTTATGATGCGGACACCCTTCCGGGCTGCAACCTCTTTCCATGTTTCCGGGCGGCTTCTGCCGCCAAATCAAGCCCCCCTATGCCGCTAAAAAGAGAAAGATGCGTCAGCGTTTCTTTTTTCTGCATTTCGCTTTCCTTCTCTCTTTTCCTGTTTCAGCCTGTTTTAAGAGGCGCAGCCAATATTTGCGGGTGCTCGTTTTCATTTCTTTTTCACTTCCTCTTTCTCATTTTCAGTTGTTATTGGGGTAGCATAAGGGAAATCGTAGTGCATCAACAATCCCCTCCTCATAAGCGCCCCATTCGCTGATCTCTTTCTGCATCATAGTCGTAGGCTTGGTCTATATTCTGGATGCCTCGTTCCCGTATCCTACGCATAACGCCTCCTATGTAATTCCAGTTGACAGCTCCGGCCCTCTGGGCGGCATCGAAAGCGTATGCAAGAAGATCTCTTTTGTCCTTATCAACCGCCATTTCCCGCTCTCCATTTTCGGCGCTCCAGCTATTTGTCACAAAATGAAAAACTGTCAATTCATCCTGCTGTGTTGGCTGCTGGTTAGGAAGGTACGCCTCAAACAGTTCTTTGGTGATGCGTTTAATCTCAAGGTGGAGCTGTTCTGTGTAACCGTAATACCTTGTGATGTCATCCTTGAAATCCTCCGGGATGACGCTCTCTTGCAGTTCTTCAAGTGCAAGAGCTGTGGCGTCGCCCCCGCTCTCCATTTCATCAACCGAATTGAGTTTGTAATGGCTGGGCTTCCCCTTGACGCCCTTTCTGTACTGGATATAGCCGGCATCTTCAAGCTGTGTTCGGGCTACCCGGAGTGTTTTTATTGAGCTTGCGTTTAATATGGCAATCAGCCGTTCATTGTCCACCGAAAACCACTCCGGCCAGTGCTGTCTATTGGAAAAAGCCATCAGCTTATACCAAAGGAGCTGTGCTGTTATCGGGAGGGGCTGCCGTTGCATTCTGCACTCGAAGGCGTTGATCTCCCGGATATAATTCACCTGGCGGCCCCTCCCTTCCTCTGGTGTGCTCGGGCCCGGGAGGCCCCGGCTGTGTTATTCCATTTCTACCACGCTACCGTGCTCTCCGGCGCTGACGGTAATGTTTTGGGGGAATCGTGCCTTCATCGCAGGATCGTGGCTGATTGCCAGAATCCGCATCCCCGGGTTGCGGGCCGCCATATTGGTGAGGGCGTCGGCGTAGGCCTCTGTCCCGTCCGAATCCAAGAAGGGGGGTTCATCTATGAATAGCATCCCCAGCTGGACGCCCGCCCTGCGGGCCTTGACATCCGCCAGACCAAGGGTGACAGCAAGGGCTATCTTGACCTTCTCGCCGCCGCTGTGGCTCTGGTAGGGGCGGATACTCCCGGAAAGGCTGGAAATCCATACCTCAAGGCTGTTCACAATCTGCTTGGTACTGCGTTGCTCTTTTTCGGTGCGGATGTCCACAGCCATACTACCACCGGTCATCGCTGCAAGGATGTCGTTGCTCCTGCGCATGATCTCCGGGACGACACCCCGGATAATCATGTACTGGATGCCATCAAGGCCAAAAGCCTGCACCAGTGTTGCATAGTCATTGAGGGTGGTCGCAATCTCCGCCACCTGCTTGCGGAGTTCAGCGGCTTGCGTTTCCGCTTCGGTGATGCTTTCCATCTTGGCCTTGATTGCCCCCCGTTCAGCAGCATAGTCCGTAAGTGTCTGCCGCTGGTGTGTAAGCATATCTTTGTAGAAATCCACCGTTTTGTCGCTGTCCTCCGGGATGCGGGCTTCGATCTCCGCTATTTCACCGGTAATGCTGTCAGCCTTTTTTCGGAGATCGACTGCTTCCTCCCGTAAAGAGGACGCTTGCGGCTCCAGAGCGGCCACTGTGGCCTCTGCTGCCATACACCGGTGTAAAGTCCCTGCAAGGGCCTCATGCTCTTTTATGGACGCTCTGGCGGCCTCTGCGACTGCCTGTATCTTTCGGAGGTCGGGGAGCTCTGCCTCGATAGCTTCAAGCCGTTCCCGCTCCTCTGCTAAGGCTTGCTTGGTTTCCGCTGCCCGGGCGGCGAGCTCCTCCAGCTTTGCTTCCGCTGCCGCCAGCTTTGGGGCAAGGGACAGTGCTGCGGCGTGGCGCGATTCCTCGCGAGCGATTTCCTTGAGTTCTACCGCCGGATCGCCGAGGGCGGTGTATGCCTCTTTGGCGGCCTCATATTCAGCATTGAGTTTCTCGTATCGGGCCTTATCTTCGACTTTTGTAAGGCTAAGATTGGTGGTGAGCGTCGGGATGTCATTTCTGGCTGACTGCGCCGATGCAAGGAATTTGCAGGCCGCCCTTTTTGCGTCGATACATCCGCTCTCGGAAAGCTGCTCCGCCTCTTTCTGCGCCTGTTCAAGATGGGCAGAGAGCGCCCCGATTCGGATACGGCTTTCGGCCAAGAATTTGTCCCGGGCCTCTTTGGCGCTTTGCATGGCGGCTCTGGCCCCAGTTTGAGCCTCAAGGCGTCTTTGGGCTTCCTCCTTTTTGGGAACCAGTGCTGCAACTGCCTGCTGAGCGGCTTCAATTCCCTCTCTCCATCCAAGGATCGTTGTATATGCGGTTTTGTCCTCACTGATTTTTTTGAGTTGCCTTTCACTCCGCTCAATGGTGATGCGGATGGATTGCTCCTCTTGCTCAAGGCTGCGGAGCCGTTCTTCGTCCGAGGCAAGGGTTTCCAGCTGTTCCCTTGCTTTCTGCACCTCCGTGGCCGCCCGTTGGGCGGCTGGGGCGATTTCTGCCAGTCCCCGGGCCTCCTCCAACTTTTGCACTGTTGCTTTGAGCTCTGCCTCCTTCTGGGCGGCTTGATCTCTGTACTCACTGCGCTGATTGGCCTTTTCTGTTGCCTGTTTGAGCAACTCGAACCTCATGGCTTCATTCTGCTCTGCGGTTTTGAGGGCGGTTTCAGTGAGTCTGACATTTTCCGAAAGGGTGGCCGCCTTTTCAGCGATAATCCGGTCATCCTCCTCAAACTGCTCCCGGGCACTGATCTTCTCGCTAAGGATACTGATGCGCTCTTTGGTGGCCGCAATCAACCGCCTTTGTTCGGACACCCTTCCCTTGGCAACCTCCTCCATCCGGGTGTAGATGTCCAGCCCGAGGAGGGCGCTCAGCACCTCCATCCGCCGGCCGCTGTCCGCTTCAAGGAAAAGCCCATAGGCATCCTGCCGAATGAGGGCGATGGAACAGAAAGTGTTGCAATCCATCCCGAGAAGCCGCTCAATGCGTTGCTGTGTAAGCCGCATTGTGGTGTCACTGTCGTCCTCCCATTCCTCTGCCTCCAGGTTATATCTGTGGAGGGCGAGGGTTCCGCGCCCCGTCTTGGTGCGGGTGCGAACGATGCGGTACTGCTGGTCCCCCATGAGGAATGTGAAGGTGATGGAGCCGCTTTTGGTTCCATCCCTCACCCAACCACCGACATCCTCCTTGCGGCTCTGCTCAAAGATGCAGTCCGCAATACTGTCCATGAAAAGACTGCTTTTTCCGATACCATTCCGGCCATTTACCATCGCCATATGGATAGAGGAGAAGTCAAAGGTTGCCTCGGTGTAGCTTCGATAGTTCTTGACCTCCACAGAGAGAGGGACGAAGGCCCCTGTATGCCTGTCCGCGTCCCGACCGTCGTCCGCCTCCTTGATGATGGGGGCTGCCAGCTCTGCAAGGCGTCGGGCGTCCTCTCCGGTGATTTCGTTGAGTTCAAGCCAGCGGGTGAGGGCTTCGGCCGGGCCATCATGCTCTGTAAGCTGTTCCTTTGCGTTTAACTCCTCTACTTCTTCCGGGAGGACTTCGGCGACCCAGAAGGCCCCGGCGGCAAGGACGCGCTTCTGGAGCTCTGCACGATTGAGGGCCTTGTCCTGTTCCGCGGTACAGCTATACCGGACGCGGACAATGGCATCTGTAAGCTCCGGGGGCCGCCGGATGATTTCTCCGGTGCGGATAAAGTCAGCCACCTCCTCTGGCCCAATGCGGTATGTATAGTGTCTGCGTTCCGGGGTTCGGATGAAGCGCACCCCTATCCCTGCCCCCGGAGCTCTGAATTTGAAAATATCGTAGATGTAAAATCCATGCTCAATGCCTTCGTCGTTGAAATTAAGCTGATTGGGCGAGCCGCAATAATAGGCGGCGGTGAGCATCCCCAAACGCTGGTGACGGTGGATGTGACCGAAACAGGCAAGGTCAACACCCGTTGCGTCGATGGTGGCCGGCAGTATTGCGACATCCTGCCCTGCCAAAAAGGTACTGCCGTTGTCTATCTCTGCCCCGCATACAGTATAGTGGGCCACCATGATTGCGGGTTTACTGCGGTCAAGCTGTGTGGCAAGTCCGAGAATAATATCATTGATAAGCGCCGTTGCGTTCCGGTTCTCGGTTTCCTTGTCCGCCCCGGGGCAAAAGAGGCTCAATCGTCCCCGGTCAAAGCCCGGAACCGCCATAATCTGTACTGGGCCTTCCTCTGTCCCGATGGTTTCAACCTTTGGTGTGGTGTAGATATGGAGATTGCGCTCGTCTTTGGTGATCTCCCCGAGCACCTCAAATGCCCAGGGATTGTCGTGATTCGCCGTCCCGAATAGGAGGACTACTGATCCGCTGGCCCGGCAGAGGGGGCGTATAAAGCGCGTGACAGCATCATTGACATCCTCAAGTGCTGTGTCGGCCCAGACGCGGGCCCGATTGAACAGATCCCCGGCGATGATCGTGATGTCTGGGGTTTCGACAATGGCCTTGGAAACGATGGCATCCATGCAATCAAGGGTATCAAGGCGGCGCAGGTTTTTTCCATCCTTGGTGGGGCCAGCAAGATCCCCGAGGTGGATGTCTGCGGTGTGGAGTATCTTCATTCCTGCTGGCCTCCTTTCGCTCTTTCTTCGTCCTCTCGCTGCTGGGCCCGGGCCCCGTCGAGATAGGCTGCCCAGTATCGTGCCGCACTGTCGTTGGGGATTTCTGCCTCCTCATACAGCCGCTTTGTTGCGAAATCAATCACACTCATCGCTTCTGCCCTCCTCTGGCCCGCTCCTGGCAGGACGGACAAAGCCGCCGCCCGTAGCGTCGCTCGCTAAAGCCTGCAATGTCCTCTGGTTCCCAAAGGTTCCCGTTCCGGGCCTTGGTTTTCACAAGCTCCTGCCCACAGTCGGCGCAGAAGAAACCTTCCGGCTCCGGCTCCCAATCGGGTTCCGGGGGATCGTCCCATGGTGTTTGTTCCGGCGTTTCGTCGGGATATTCCGGGATGACCTCTGCCTGTGCGCCTGCCGTCGGGGCAGGGAGTCCTGCAGTCTGTGTCTGCGCCGGTGTTTCAAAGAGGAGGCCTATCGACTGCAAATAGCTGGACGCAACCGCCTCTTTGATCTCCGGGGCGTCGAGGTTCGGGACGATTCGGGCCACGATGAACGGCTTTTTCAGCTCGGCCAGCTCGTAGGCCCCCGCCAGTCCCAGGGCAGCCCGAATGGCCCGCATAAAGGCTTTGCTTTCGGCCATTGCGGTGCGGTGGGGGAGAAATCGCTTGTACTGCTGCCCACGCACCCCGTCCTTCATGCCGCTGGCCTCAAGGGTGCAGTCGATCTCTTTGGTGGCTTTCAGCACCCGGAAGCCACCGGAGGGCTCCGGGACGCGGATGGTGACGGTGACAGCTACATCATGGATATGCTCACAGGTTCCGCATACCCTCGGTTTTCCGGTGGCCCGGGCCATCTCAATGCAACGCTGGCATCCTTCGGTGCGCCCGGATTCGGTGCTGATGATGCTGATGTCTGCGGCGGCGGCCAGCTTCATGCCGCCGACCTTCGTGATAGCGTACTTGCCCGAGCTGCGCTCGTAGTAGATGTCTTTGCTCTGTCCCCGGTTATCCCTATCCTGCCGGGTATCAAGGAGAACCTCGGAAACGGTGATCCGTTGGAGATTAGACACGACCTGCATGGTCGTCACAGGGACAAGGACATTATATTTTTCGGGGTCATAGCTGTTGAGCTGTACGATGGTGCTGGCGATGCTGTTTTTCATATCGCTCCTCCTTTTGGGGCTTGACGCAGGCGATCTCCCGCGCTATAATGACAGTGTAATTATTTTTGCGTAGGGCCGTTTCCTGTTCCAGCAGGGACGGCTCTTTCCTTTCCTATGGATGTTCCAAGGAGTATCATGTCGGTGATGCTCTCCTCAAGTTGCCGGAGGAAATCAAGGGCACTCTGGAAGTCCGCGCGTTCGGCGTCGTCTATGACTCCATCGAAGGCGATCTGCTCGAGCCGGTCAGCGACCTGTTGGGCATCCTCTATCATCCTTCGCACCCGGAGAGTGGCAAAGGGGAGGGGCCGGTCTGTCGCCGTTCTCCCGGTCTGCCGCCCGACGGGGCAATCTGCACAGTAGCGGATAAGGATGTCCGGGCTTTCATAGCCGCTGGCGTAAATGAGTGCGTCCGCCGGTTCTACCGGTACTTCGCCGCGTTCGTGCCTTCCAATGGTTTCCGGGGAATATGGCACTTTGAGGGTGGCCGTTCCCCGGCTGGAACACCCAGCTCTTAATCTCGCCTGCCGGAGATATTCGGGGGCTCTTTTTTTTGCGATAACAGGCATCCGCCTGGCCTCCTTTCTTTGGTATTATGGTGTTGTAGGCAGGGGGTATCATCGCCGGAGGCTGGTCAACAGCCGCACTTCCCGAGCTTGACCTCCTCCATGGTTCCCATCCAGTCGGCCAATGCTTCGCCGATGTCCACCCTTATCGTCCAGTGCTTATTGTAGCCGTTGTAGTGCCGGAGGAGATGAAGAAGGCCTGGGTCTTTTCTGTCTACCCAGAGGGAGAAATTGGGAAAGTCTGTTCCGCAAGGAGAGTGTACGAACCGCCCTCCCCGCGCTGCTCTGTCTTCCTGGAGCTCTACCTTTTCGATTTTGTAGACCTCCTTGTGGACGGCCTCTCTGCGGGCAATAAGTTCCGGGTTGTATTGAAACTCGTCGCCGTAGTTATATCCGCCCGGGCCTTCACAGGAGTGCTCCTCCGGGAACACTCGATAGCCCCCCAAGTCCGGGACTACCTTCACACCGGTGAAACTGGCCCCCAAGCTATTGACCAGCCGGAGGATTGCTGCTTCTGTATACTCGAAAATTCGGTCTTTGTCATCCAAGTGAATCCAGTGTTTGTTTTCATCATCGTTCGGCTGATCGTCGGTGATGTAGAAGCAGGCGTCAACGAACCCTGTGTAGCGCCACTGGTGGACTTTGGGAGAGCTGTACTTGCTGCGCTCGCTTCCGATGATCTCAAGGTAGATGGCCTGGCCATTGTCAATGTGGAAGGCTGTTCTAATACGGCAGTTGCCGATGGTGGCCTTGCTGATGTCCGCCCCACTCCATCCAGCCCCCTCAAAGAAAAGCATTTTCTCACTCATGCCGGTACGCCCTCCCTCACTTCGGTATCACTTCCGATGAAGCAATGGCCGCAATACTGCCAGTGAAATCCCTTCTTCACGAATGTGGTGTAGGTATTCCTCCATCTGCCGGTTTTCGGGTCATATCTGGTGTCGTAGGGTTCTCCCGCCTGCAAGCAGCCGCAACTCATGGCAACCGGCGGAACACTATCGCGGAAGGTATCGACGATACGCTCCTCTACAAAGTCCCCCGGTTTGGCAACCTTGTAGAAATCTTCGGCGGCTTCCCAGTCGGCATAAGTTACAAGCCGCATCTCCGGCTCCAAGGGCCGCCGCTGGCAGTCGCAGGTTTCGCCGGGGTCAAGAGATGCTCCGCAGTGGTCGCAAAAATATCTCATAGCATAATCTCCCTTCTTTTCGCATTCTTTGTTGCTCCAGCCGGGGTAGGTGCTTTCGATGCGCTCCGGCTATTTGTTCGACGGGGCCTATCCTCGAGGCCGCTGAAGAATCTCTGGTTGCAGTAGCTTTTCGGGACTCGGCCCGAAATGGTTATGTACCCCTGCTCCTCCAGTTCCTCATTGAGCTGCTTGATGATCTTGTAGCACTTGGAGCGGGAAAGCCCCAGCAGCATCATTAAGTCCTCCACGAAGTAGTAGGTGTCCCGAACCGTATTCACAGATCACACCTCCATTCTCTGCTTATAATCCTCCATAAACCGGCGCACTGTCGGGATAACCTTGTGCCCGGCGCACCGGCCTGTGGTGGTTTCCACGAGCGTTATGTACTTTACGCCGGTTTTGTTGGCCAGCTCCTTGACGGTCATGCCGGTCTGTGCGGTGAAGATGCGGACTTCGATCCCAAAGTCCGTTTTCGGCTTTCGCTTGTATGCCACATAATTCACCCCCATTGTTATAATTTATTTGGCTTGATAGTTAGGAATTGAAATGCTATAATGAAATCAGCTTCTTCCAAGCGTCATCCTCCGGTTCGTCGGGGAGGTAAACATCATCAAGTTTACCACGATCCGGCCAGAGCTCGTCATACATCTCCTCGAAAAATGCTCGCTGCTGGGCCTCCGATTGGCTCGACCATGGGCCACAACCGTACTCCTCCTGGCACTCCTCCCAATGTCGCTTGCACTTGGACAGAACATATTCGCGGTACGGGGTTTTTGTGCGGTCAACCAGTGTCTGAATGAGATCGGCACAGTCAAGCATATGGTCATGCTCGTTGCCGTTCGTCCACTCCGTAGGCTTGTCCCCGTACATCTGCTCCCGCATCCAAGCGAGCAGGGTCTTAGCCTCATGCTTTGGAAATTCCATGGTGTCCTCCTTTCTACGCCCTGCCATCATCGGGCCGGGTAGGGCGGCTCCCGGCGACGGGCCAGCGGCCCGTTTCGGCTTCAAATATCCATCTGCACCTTTACGAGCCTCTCAAGGATGGCTGTGTAGTACCCAAAGCTGTCTTTGGCGGCCCGGTGATCCTTTACAGCGCTTTGAAACTCTGCGCTCTCCGGTTCTGTTGCCATCTCCACAATGCGCTCAGTTGCATTTTTGATGGCCGCCTCAAGGGTGGATAGCTTGTCAGTTACCAGCTGGATGATGTCTGTAAGGTCGTCCGGGGTGATGATTTTCTTCTGGAGGGCTTCGATTTCTGCGTTCTTCTCGTCCGCAATCGCGTGGTTCGCGGCGTGAGCTGCTTCGTAGTCCTTTTCGCTCTCCGCAAGCTGTTCCTTCAACTCCTTGATAGTGCCGTTTGCTGCATTGAGCTGCGCATCTGCATGGATCCATCTGGCCTTCATGCTGTCGCCAAAATCGTTCTCAATGTTACCCTCTGCGTCCTCAAAGCACCCCTCAAAGGCGGTGGCGAGGTAGCTCTGTGGCCCCAGCTCGGCGACCATCCGCTTGATCTTCTCGAGGGCTTCCCGTTCCTGTTCCTTGGTGGCTGTGGTGTTCTCGCGAACGATCTCAATGCCGAAGATGTCCGGGGCCGCCGCCCCCATCTTCCTGTAACCGGCCTTGAAAGCTCTGCGGGCCCCATCCTCGGTGCGCTCTGTGATGTCAACGGTTCCGGTTTCCATGTTCGGGCCGCCAAAAGTAATACGGTAGTCGTTCATGTTGTCCATCCTCTCTGTTGTGAAGCAATGAATCCGAGGTTGCCTTTCGCATTGCGCCTGCCACTTTGAAATCCCGTAGGACGAGTGGTGCTGTCCACATTCTGTTTTATCCTCGGTTGTCATTCCTAATTTCTTTGGCCTAATAATATTATACCACATTTGTGAGCTAATTCAAGCATTTGTTAGCTAACATATGTAGAATATCCGCTTGGAATTTTACTGATTTTGTATAATCTGTATATCGCTCGGAGGTACTCGGATGACTATTTCAGAACGGCTTTTTTCCGAACTCGAACGGCGAAACCTTACCGCATATGCTCTCTGTCAAACACTTGGCATCAATACTACTACCACAACAAATTGGAAGCAGCGTGGCACTGATCCTCCTGCAAAATTTTTGATTCCCATCTGCGAGTTTCTCGGCTGCTCGCTTGAATATCTCCTCACCGGCCAAGAGACCGAAAAAAAGCCCGCCCCCGGAATATCCGGGAACGGGCTCGAGCTACTCGAATATTTTGAGCAGTTGTCAGAGCGGGAGCAACTTCTGTTGATTGGTGAGGCCCGGGGCCTGCTTCTCTCTGCCGAAGGGAAGGAAAGAGCTTCCTCGCACCCCGCACCTTCTGGCGCAAAGGCGGTGTGATCTGTGTGGATTTTTCGCAAGAAGATTGTTGAAAACCATGTGGAAAACCCGTTGAAAACTGTCGCTTGATTCATCGACCCCTAAAAATAAGGGGTAAAAATTACCTCGTATTTTGAAAATAGGGGGTAAAATTTACCCCCTATTCCTAAAAAATAAGGGGTAAAAATTACCCCCATAATAAAACATATGATGTATATAAACATTATGATGATGTTGTTGTCTATCTCTCTCGCACGCGCATGAAAGAAAGGGGCTGTTGAAAATGTTGAAAACTCGGATAGGGTATAGACTCTGCCGTACCTGCGGTGGGGAAGTAAACTGCGCCGATATGATCTCCGGGCTGTGCCCGGCCTGTGCTGGTGTCCATGCCGCAGAGCTCTCCCGGCTCCAGCGCCAGTATGAAACTGCGGTCGCTGCCGGGGAAGAAGGGGCCGCCTCAAAGGTCGCTGGTCTTATCCATGACTATGAGATTTCCGAACAGCTCCACTTGAAAGCGTCCCGCGTGGCCCTCGCTGCTCTCTGAAAATAAGGGGTAAAAATTACCACAAATTCTAAGGCCCCTGTGTGCCTCTCTGGCGCGTTCTATTTTCAAAGGTATCCGGTAATCTAAAAACCAAACGAGGCCGTTCAGCGCCAAGCGAGGGGGAAATCTGGACAAAATAAAAGGCCACCCCGGAATCGGGGCGGCATATAGGGTTGCATTGACACAAAAAAGTGCATATCATATGAGTTGAGAAGGAAGGAGTGATATTTTATGGCAACAGTATTCGATGCCGCAAAATACATCTTGGAGCAGCGCGGTCGCCTCTCCACGATGAAACTGCAGAAGCTCTGCTACTATTCCCAGGCATGGTCCCTCGTCTGGGACGACGCCCCTCTGTTCGAGGAGGAGTTCGAGGCTTGGGCTAACGGCCCCGTCTGCCGGGTTCTCTATGAGTACAGCCGGGGGAAATTCTCTGTGGATGCCTCCGAGATGAAGGGAAGCAGCGATAATCTCACCAGCGACCAGAAAGCCACGGTGAATGAGGTTTTGGAGCATTACGGCGACAAAAATGCCCAATGGTTGAGCCAGCTCACCCACTTGGAGAGCCCATGGAAAGAGGCTCGGGTTGGTATCCCCAACGGGGTTTCCTGCGACAACATAATCACAAAAGAAAGTATGGCGATGTACTATGGCAGCATCGACTAAGAAGCGGAAGGCCAAGCAAGGGGGCACACCCAGGGATAGATCGTTTGGTTCCATCATGCCGGACGGGCCCTCCTTCTGGTCCATGACTCCCGACAGTGCCATGCAGCAGCATCCGTCTTGGAATTTCGTGGCCTGCGACACCGAACCGTCTATCCAGTGGTCTTTTTGCAAGGATCGCTTGGCAGACGACTTTTGGGACACCATTTTCCCGAAACTCCAAGACTTCGAGCGGATGACACTGGCCGATATTTTCATAGACGGAAAAAAGCAGAACCACGGCATTGATGTGGCAAGCCTTTCTCCTTTGGCCAAAAAAAGGCTGGATGAATTGCACATCGAGGCCGAATCGCTTCACTCGCTCCGTTTGGGCGGAAAACTCCGCCTGTACGGGATTTTGAATGGGGCGGTATTCAGCGTGATCTGGTACGACGATGACCATGGCGACAACAGCACCTGTGTCTGCCGCTCCCATATGAGGCATACATAATGCCATCTTACAAAGACGAAGCCCGAAAAACCTGGTACTGCCAGTTTTACTATACGGACTGGACCGGCCAGCGCCGTAAGAAAAAGAAACGGGGGTTCCCCCGGAAGAAGGACGCCGACGACTACGAGCGGGAGTTCCTACGGAAAGAGGCTCAAAGCTGCGACATGACCTTCGGCTCTATGGTCAAGCTCTACTTGGCCGACATGGAGCCCCGCCTCCGGGAGAATACCCTCCGCACGAAGCGGTATCTTATCGACGGGAAAATCCTGCCCTTTTTCGGGGATATGGCGGTGAACGCCATCACCCCGGCCCATGTACGGAAGTGGCAGTCCATCATTCTCTCTCAAGAGAGCTCGCCAACCTATATTCGGACGATATACAATCAGCTCTCCGCCATCTTCAACTATGCCTGCCGGTATTACCGGCTCTCGGAAAACCCGGCCCGGGTGGCCGGCGCGATCGGGCGAAAACAGGCAGATGCCATGCAGTTTTGGACAGCGGGGGAGTTTAACCGCTTTATTGTCTGTGTCCCACAGCTCCCGGCCCGGGTGGGGCTGTCGGTGCTGTTCTGGACTGGCCTGCGGATAGGGGAGCTCCTTGCGCTGGGCGCCGATGATATTGACCTCGATGCCCGCACCTTGACTGTGAGCAAGTCCTTCCAATCCATCGACGGAAAGGAAGTCGTCACAGAGCCAAAGACACCGAAAAGCCGCCGGGTAGTCCCCATCCCTGCCAAGCTGTGTGAGGAGCTCCGGGCCTACATGGCAGCCCTGTACGACCCCCAGCCGGAGGATAGACTCTTTCCCTATACCAAGAATTACTTCCACAAGCAGATGCAGCTTGGGTGCGACGCCGCCGGTATGGAGAAGATAAGGCTGCATGATCTCCGGCACTCCCACGCCTCCCTGCTTATCAACATGGGGGTTCCGGTATTGCTGGTGTCGGAACGGCTCGGGCACGAGGACATCGAAACCACGCTCCGCACCTACGGCCACCTCTACCCCAAAACCACCTCCGATGCAGTCGAAAAACTCGACAATTTGATGTTGTAGAGCCATTGTAGAGCCACGAAAACAAAAAAGGCCCCGGATACCCGCATAAATGCAGGGTGTCCGGGGTTTTGTTGACTATTCCCACTCAATCGTCCCCGGCGGCTTACTGGTAATATCATACACCACCCGGTTCACCCCCCGGACCTCATTCACAATCCTCCCGGAGCACCTTTCCAGCACGTCATAGGGGATCCTGGCCCAATCAGCCGTCATAAAATCGGTGGTGGTAACGCCCCGTAGAGCCAGAGTGTAGTCGTAAGTCCGGCTGTCCCCCATCACCCCCACGCTGCGGGTGCCGGTAAGCACCGCGAAGTACTGGCTCACCTCCCGGTCCAGCCCCGCCCGGGCAATCTCCTCCCGGAAGATGGCGTCGGCCTCCTGAAGGATCCCCACCTTCTCCGCCGTCACCTCCCCCAGCACCCGAACACCCAACCCCGGGCCGGGGAAGGGCTGGCGCCACACCAGGTATTCCGGCAGCCCTAACTCCAGCCCCAGGGCCCGTGTCTCGTCCTTAAACAGCAGCCGCAGCGGCTCCAAGATCTCCCGGAATTCCACATGGTCCGGCAGTCCCCCCACGTTGTGATGGCTCTTGATGGTGGCCGCGTTCCCTGTGCCGGACTCGATGACATCGGGGTAGATGGTCCCCTGGACCAAAAAGTCCACCGCGCCGATCTTTTT